TCAGCCAATTGGGCGGTCGTCTTTCGATTGCTCGACGGTGAGCGTGCGCGACGGCAGCGGCCGCGTGACGACGTAGAGTGCGGAAGCCAGCAGTACCGCCGCGACGGCGGCAGCCAGCCAAAACGTCGGATGGGCGCTGACGAGGAACAAGCCGAATCCGACCGACATGCCGACGCACGCAGCAAGCTTTGCAGCGCCCGACACGGCACCGGTTTCGTTCCACGCCCGCAACGGCGGGCCGAAGCGCGGATGCCCCAGCAGCCAAGCCTCGAAGCGCGGCGAAGAGCGCGTGAAGAACCAGCTCGCCATGATGAGAAAAATGGTAGTGGGCATCAGAGGCAGGAACGCGCCGATGATGCCGAGCACGACCATCAGCCATCCGAGACAGATGTAGAGGATGCGCCTCATTCCTCGCCCAGTGCTCGCGCCCGTTGCATGGCCCGCTCGCCTCGCGCTTCGGCCGCCGTGCCATCCGCTCGCGGCGGCGGGCGGCCTCAGCATCCCCACGCGCCGCATGCGTGGATCGGTGCCGTCGCGACCCTCCCCGATGGTGCGGCCATTCCCCGAGAGGACACTCAATGGCCTCGCGGGCTGCGGTAAACGCTCACCTTGTATATGGCGAAGCTGGCCGACGCCAAGGCAGCCAGAGAATGGTTGCGGGGTCCCGCTACCATCGATATAGTCGCCTCAGCTTGATCGATAGGGTCCAGCATGACGGCGAGATCGCCACGCAGCTCCATACGCATGGTACCGTCGGCTTGGGCCGGATGAACGGTAATGCTCGTTATGAGCTTCCGAACCAGAGATATAGCTTCTTGGGCGGCTTCGTCCCCACGGCTCAGAGCCTCTGAAATGCGCTCGACCTGCTCGGCATATCGACGAGCCGCCGTGGGATGCAGCTGCAGAACATTTTCATCGATGGTGGATGGCGGCACACGGGCGACCAACGCATCGCGCTCCGCCTCTAGCTCCGCCAGGCGTCCGGAGACGGTCCTGGAACTCTCGCCATCCTCAATCGCTCGCACAAGGCGCGCGATCCGCATATCCAACGCCGCGAGCTCCTTCTCTACCTGCCGTGACGCCGCTGCACGCTTTGCGGCTGTCTCTGCACGTTCTATGCGGTATGCCTCGATGGACGCGCGGACGATCTCTGGGGACCGGAGATGCTTCTGCAAGACACTAAGAACGCGGCTTTCAATTTTGTCGATATGGATGCTTTTGCGATTCGAGCAAGTTCGCTTGCTACGCGCGTCCGAGCATCCGAAACTTGATTTCGTCACGATAATCATGTTCCCGCCGCAACATCCGCACCGGATTAGTCCAGAAAGCAGATGCTTCGCCCGGCGGCGATTGTGGAGGTGCTGCCTGGCTGTCGCCATCCGCCGTTCCTGCACAGCATGGAATGTCGCCTCGTCGACGATGGCAAGTTCCGGGGCTTCTTGAACAATCCACTCGGACCGCGGATTATTGACCGGTTTGCGTTTCCCGGTCGCTGGGTCCTTCACGAAACGCTGGCGGTTGTAGACAATCTGCCCGACGTACAGCCGGCTCATTATTATGCCGTTTTCTCGCTTCGGGGACCCATTTATCGTGGATGCGTTCCACTTTCCTCCGAACGGGGCCGGTATGCCATCCCGGTTCAATCCCTCGACGATATCTAGCGGGGAACGGCCAGCGATATATTCGGCGAAGATCCGGCGCACGATGGTGGCTTCCGCCTCGTTGATGGTGCGCAGTCCCTTTTCCTCACCTTTCACGACGTCATAGCCATACAGCTTTCCGCCCGGGACACGGCCCGCCTTCAGGCGGCCGATGTGCCCGCGCCGGGTTTTGAGCGCGAGGTTCTCAAGGAACATGTTGGCCATCAGCCCCTTGAGGCCGACTTGCATCGTCCCGACTTCGCCGTCAGCCAGGGTGATGATCTTCACGCCCCAACTGCGGAGCCGCTTATAGAGGCCGGCGCTGTCTTCCAAATCGCGGGACAGCCGGTCGATATCCTCGGCCAGAACCGCATCGAACTGCTTGTTCTGGGCCGCTACCATGAGATCGAGCAATCCCGGCCGGTTGTGCAGGGACGAACCTGAAATCGCGGCGTCTGAATACTCTGCCACTACAGCCCAGCCTTCGCGCTGGGCCCGCTCACGACACAGGGCGGTTTGGTCCGTTATTGATCGCGCGTCCTGCAGATCGGACGAGAAACGCGCGTAGATGGCGCAACGCATGACCTGTCTCCAGCGGCGTCGGCTTCCTGCTGCCGCTCGGCCGCATCATCGTCGCGGGCTGCCTGCCGTGCAAGCGCGCACCCGATCTTGATGAGAATCGCGTGGATGCCTGGTGGGTTGGCCTGTGGGCGTGGGGCCGACATCATGCCTCCGCTTGTGCAGGCGGACGCGCGGATCGGGTGCGTGGCGCCCGCCGGCAGGGCCGGAACAGGCGGGCGACGGCCCATTCTGAGACGCCGACCCAGGCGGCCACCTCTTTGACGCTCGCGCGCTGGGCGAGCAGCGCCATGCAGTCGGATTCCTGCTCGGCGGTCATGCCTCGGCGACCTCCCGCGAGCGCTGGGTGGCCGTGGTGGGGCGGGCACCTGGCATGCCGTTGTGCTCGACGCCATCCAGCAGGCGACCTGCGCGCTTCTTGCCGACGCGGACCATCGCGATCGCAGTTTCGTCGCTGACACCATCTGAGCGGCGGCAGCTCGGACCATTGACCAATCCGTCGGCGTGGACCCAGTTAGCGCCGTTTGTTGCCATCGAACTGTCGTAGTGGCCGTTCGCGTGCGAGGCGATCTCCCAATCCCCCCACTGCTTGAAGAAGAACGGGACGCCGGCGGCGGCGCACTGGTCGCGGACCGATCGCGCCCAGTCTGGATGCATCGGGCGGGCGCCGGCCTGGCTCTCACCGCCGACGATGACCCAGTCCAGATGGACTGGCGGAATGTCCGGTGGTCCGGCCGGGCTGTCGACATCCCAGTCACCAACATACGGCATGCCGCTTTCGAAGTATCGGCCGGCTAGCGCATCGAGGTGGATGCCGGCGCGATACGAACCGGGTTTCTGCGGCACAAGGCAGACATAAGTGAGATCGATCGGCCCGAGCAGCGGCTCGAGAGAAACAAAGCGCACTGCCGCCGGCGTCGCCAGCAGATCGGGGATGCGCGCGTCGGCCTCCTGCTGGCGCTCGGCCGAGACGCCGAGCCAGACGTTGGAGAGGGGCCAGTCGACGTCTTCGAAAGCTCCGGCTGCGCACGGCGAGTCTGTCAGTTCCACGCACAAGCGGCCGAAGCGCTCGTCCATGCTATCGGGACTAGCGTGGAAGGTGTCGACCACGACAGACATGTACGCTCGCATCCGTGCCGACCTCTTCGTCAGCACTTGAAACGTATGCTGCGGGCACAGCGCCATCACTGCGAACACCTGGTCGATCCATGCATCCGGCACGGACTCGTGGAACAGGTCGCCGTGCGCGCAGACGAAGATCATGCGCGGGCGCTTCCACTTCAGCGGCTCGAGCAGCGCCTTCTCGTTGAAGCGGACTTCGCCCGTCCATACCGGCCCGGTCTTTGACGGCTTGGTGAGGCCGGCGCGCGTCGGATGGTTCTTGAGGCGCGTGCCGGCGAGCCGCATGGCATAGCAGTTGGTGCAACCGGGGGAGATGATGGTGCAGCCGGTGACCGGGTTCCACGTCGCGTCGGTCCATTCGATGGTGGAGTGCTCAGCCATTGGCAGTGCCTCCATCGGTGCCGATACGCTGGAAGCGGGGGAGGATGGAACTGGCACGCAATACCGCCACAAAGGTCTCATCGAGATTGAGGACTGCATGCCCCTTCCAAGCGCGTTCCAGCCCATCGAACGAATGCAGTGCGTCCGCTAGCGCCTCCACGATCTCCTGCACTGGTGGGCTGGAGAGCACGGCACGGGCGATGCGCTCGGCGTCGCGCTCCATGAGGCGCGGAGCCACCTTCAAAATCGCGACTGCCACTTCCTCCACCACATCATCGCTTGCGGTGGATGCAGCGGGGCCTGACTTGGCGAGGAAGTATTCGTGCAACCGCAGCCTAAAATCCGAAAGTTGGCTGAACACAAGCGAGCTTAGGCTCTCCGACGCATCACACAGCGAACTGTCGATGATCTCGGCGCGGCACCTATCGAATGCGGCCAGTAGCTGCGAGTCCTCGCAGCCTGCGGTGGGTGCAGCGGGGCCGGTTCCCTTAAGAGCGCAGGAAACACTGCTGCCGTCTTGACCGGCGACGGCCCCACGCTCTCGCTGCAATTTCTTGATCTGCTGTTTGATGCTCTCAGCAGTGATGACGTCCTCTGGGCCCCCATCTGCGAGCATTCGCTCAAGCGATGCGATATTGGCCGCGACGTAGACATCCCCGCCACCGACAGCCTCAGCCGCTGGCGGTGTGGGTGATGCTGCGAGCATGGCGCTGTAGCAGGCTCGGAAGAACGACTGCGAACTTGATGCGATTTTCGCTGCCGTCGCTGCGTCGGCCTCTGCTTCCGTCCCGCCAACGGCGATATATCCAGCGCGAAGCGAAGCGTAGATCATTTCCGGCGTCGGCTCTTTCGGCACCAACCGCCAGCCGTCAGGAGTGGGGTTTTTACTGAGGTCAGTAAAAACTCCGGGGACGCTCGTCTCTGCTCTTACCTGTGCTTGTGGCCCCGTGGATCGTGCTGCGAGCCGCGTAAAGTGTTCGATCTGATAGACCGGCACGTGGACGGTGTAGCCGTCCGCCGTACGGCTGTAGTCGTTCAACCACGTCGCGAGCCGAGCGCGATAATCGTCCCGCTCTGCCTCTAGCTCTGAGACGCGGGAGCGGAGAGATTGTATGTCGCAGCTCTGCTTCAGAGATCCGAGAATGAGCCTGCGCCACTCAGACGGCAGCGAATGGGGCCACCATCCTGGAACTAGCCGAAAGTTTTCGCCCTCGTCTGCGCTGCCAACCTGCTTGATCAACCCGCTATCGATGCAGAGATTGATCGTGTCGGGGCCTTGGCCCCTATCGTCGGCGAAATCGTCAATGCGAGGGTCTTCCGTGCTGAGGCCAGCAACCGCGAACACCATGCAAATTAAACGATGGCACTTGTCATCCAGCCGCTCGATCAGCTTGTCGATGTCCTCAGCCATTGGTGTCACTCCGTGATCAGAGGCTCAATCCCAGCGTCGCGTAATTGCTGGCGCAGGATGTCTCTGCCAAGCCGAGCAGCATCCCGTTCTTTGGTGAGGCGGTCGATCTCGTCGGCTGCTTCGAGTTCGATTGGCGATGGATATGCTTCATAGGTTTCCAAGACGCCGGCGCTGTTGAATTGCGATATTTTGCAAGGCGCGCGCAGCCGCTCTGCGATGCTCTGCTCAGCCATGACCGCCTCCGTTAGAGGTGGGAGGGGCGATGCGGTAGCACTTGGCAGAGGCGTCGTAGGTCATTAGGCCGGGGAAGCGCGCTTTGATCAGATTAAGGTCCGCGCTCGCCTGCGGGACGCTGACCTCGCCGAGTCGCTGGATGTCAGCGCGGTTGAGAGAGCCGGTTGCCTTGAGATGGCGGATGGCGGCATGCAGTCTGTGGCGCACCTGCAAACGCAGCCCTGCCAACGGATCTTCGGTACGCGCCTTGCGCGGTGCAGGCAATTCCTCCATCGAAATCCACTCGCCGCCGTCGTTGACCCAGATGTCGTCATCCCAGGTGAGTTCGATCACCGTGTATTTGGTGCCGACGGGACGGCAGGCGATCAGTTCGCGAAGGAAGATGCGCACACGATCATAATCAAAGAACGCGCCTTTCTTCTCGGGAACGCGGCCTGGCTCGTGCACAAGAATGAACGCGCGCTTCACGCAGCTGTCGTCGAACATGCGCTCCGCGCTCTTTGCCTGTGTCATGGCGTGGCCTCCCTACGCTGGGAGATTTTCGGGCCGTGGAACTCCAGCGCAGCGATATCCAGTCGTTCTATTTCCGCGATGATGAGCGCGGCAGCTCGCACGAGGTCGCGGCGTCGTGTCTTTGGCTTCCACCACGACCAGTCCCATGGCCACATGACACAGCCGTTGATCTTCGCTGTAGCCAGCGCGTAGCAAGCGGCGGCCTTCGCCAACTCGCCGTCGGCGTGCTGCGCGTCGTGTTCGGGCGTCCAGCCTTCAATCTGTTTTTGGCGCTCACGCTCGTATTGGACATCGGCTATCACGCTCGCCGTCATATGCAGTTTCCAGACCGCCCCATCTGCTGATGGCTTATCCATGGGTGGCTCCCTTCAATGACAGGTTGAGCAGACGAGGCCGGGGCGCTTCATGCTCGCCATTACCTCGGCCGCAGTGGCTTCGGCTTGTTCCCCGGTTTCGGCATCAAGTTCGTCGAGATAAACGGTGACGGAGCCCGGCTCATCGACGAGCGAGATTTCCACGCTGTCCATATCGCGCTCGCTCAAACCGTATTCGACCATGTAGGCGGTGCGCGCCTGCTGCTCGTCGTCGGCCGCAATCCAATCCGTCTCGGCTGACGTTGATATGGCGTACAGCTTCATCGTCCCTGCTCCTTGGCTTGTGCGATGAGTGCGCGGTACTCGGCATCCGTCAGACATTTGACGGCGAGCCCGCGCCGGACCCAGTCGGCAATGATTTCGGCGGTTTGCTCTTCGCACCCGGCATCGTCGCAGCACATGGCGCGCATGGAGCCATCGCTCTTTCGAATGGCGACGTAGATGAGCGCTTCCGCGTCCGTGAGGTCAGCCTGCATCTACCCCTCCTGTGGCTCGGGAGAGGGCTGCATCGCGCTCCACCATCGCCTGCTTGAGATACACGGCGAGATCGAGCGCCTCGGCGTAGGCATCGGCCAGCGCATCGCGGCCGTTGTGCGCCTGCAGCGGCGTGCCATAGCGCGCGCGGCCCACCTGGTCGCGCTCGCGCATGTCGGCGATGACGAGCTCCCAGACGGGCACCGAACCGTTCGCCACCGGCGGCGGCTGGTCGATCGATGATGTGGTGCTCTGCTTCGTCATCGGATCAATCCCCGGTCGCGCGCCAGCCATTCCGGCATGCTGATCTCGCCGGCACCGTCGATGCTCACCTGCCCTGCCGGCAGTACGACGCGCCGGGCCGCTGGGCATTTCGTGCGGATGACGAGCGCGTGACCGCTGATGCTGACGATTTCGCACGCGATGCCGGTGCGCTCGGCGGTGATGTCGATCGCGGCCATGCTCATGCGCGGATCCTCACCACCTTGGGCGGACCGTTCGCGAACGGTTCGTCAGCGGGCACCAGCTCATCGCCGACGTGCGCGAACAGCACGTAGCCGGGACCTTCGGCGATGACGATATCGAGCAGCGCCGGCCCGATGCGCGCCACCTGAAAGCCGCAGATGGTTTGCGTGAGCACCGGATCGCGCGGCGGCAGCTTGTCCTCGAAGAAACCTTTCGCCTCATAGAAGGCCTGGCGTGGCGTATCGCCGGCGCCCCAGATGCCGCTGGTGTCGAAGACGGCCCACCTTTTTGCTGACACGGGCGGAAGCGTCGAAACATTCGACGGAGGTTCAGCGAGCGGATGGCCGGCGCTCGCGCCGGGCGCCGTTGGCGCCTGAGCACCTTCGGTGCTGGGAGCGAGAGAGGCGGTGGCCGCGCGCGTGTCGTCAATTGGCGGCATGGTGGGCCTCCGTGGCTGCGGCGGCGCGCTGGGCGCGGGCGGCGTCCAGCATGCGGATGCGTGCGCGGGCGCGGGCCCGGGATTGGGCATCGATGGCGCCGGCGTTGTTACCGTCGAGGTCGTGCCGGTTGCGGCCGAGCACGATGCGGCGCAGGTAGGCGCGCGTTGCCGTGTAGCGTCCCAGGCAATCGCGCAGGCGCTGTGCGTCGGCGCCGGGATAGCGGGCGAGCAGGTCGTAGTAGATGCCGATTTTGAGCGCGCGCGGGCGCGTGCCGTAGAACACGTCTGGCAGTGCGCGCGGGTCGCAGCGCAGGATCGCGCCCAGCTCGACACGCGCCGTGTGCATGGTGATGTGGTGGTCGGATGCGCCGGCCGCTGCGTGCTGCGTGCCGAATGCGTGGTGCGTTGCCGTGCTCGTCGTGGTCATCGATTCGTGCCCCCTAATCTGCGGGGCGCGGACGGCGGCCGGGAGGAATGCGCCGCGCCCACGCCCCGCAATGTCCCTCAGCCCCCGCTGCGGGAGTGTGCTGCGGCTGGCGCCGCCAACGTGCCGGCAAGCCGGCGTTCGACGTCGTCGAGTTTCGCGAGCGCAAGGATGCCGCGCTGCTGTGCGTCGCGTGTGTGCTCGCGCTCGCGCCATGGCAGACGCGCGCCCTGGTCGTGGCGCTTGGCAACGAGCAGAAGAGCCTCGAGGGTGCCGCGCAGCTCGTCGCGCAGGGCGAACAGCGCGTGGCGCGCGTCGGCCTCTCGTCCCTCCGGGGTGCCGGCATAGGCGCGCATGGCGCGCTCCATTTCATCGCCGGAGGTGTCGCGTGACACGCCCATTATCGCGACCTTCCGCGGTCGCTGGCTTCCTTGGCGGCCTGGATGCGCTGGGCGCATTCGGTGCTGGAAGAGGGGCCGCCGGCGGCGGCAAGGGCATGAAAGACGACGTCGAGATCTGCCGTATGGGCAATCTCAGACAGCATTTGTCTGGCTGCTGGTTCGGAAAGATCCGCTGCATCCACCGTTACGTGGTGCAGTTGTTCGAATTCTTTTGCGGCGAGCAGAACCCGGAAGGCGATATTGGCGCAGATTAACTCTGATGGCGGATAGACCGGTGGTCTCTCGCTACCCTTTGGTCCGACCTCGAAAATAAATGCTAGCTTCGACATCGCAAATACACCCCAAACCGGAACGTCCCACATCGACGTGTAGGACAAATCCAACGTTCGGGCAATGGATTTGTTGGATGCGCTGACCCCAGGCGACGTTCCGGTCAGGAAATCCCCAGTGGATTACCGCGTAAGCTAGGCGCTGGGCGTCCAGCCGAGATCGGTATTCAGCGGATCAATAACGCCCACTATGACCCCGACGATCTGCGCGTCGTCCCTCTGGGTGTCCAGCGGGACGGCGTTGCCCTTCGAGGAGTTCGTGATGAGCAGCCGCGGGGGCACGTATTGCCGCAATAGCCGCACGGCCCGCCCGGGTTCGCCTGGCGGATGATAGGCGACCTGAACGGGCCGCAGCGGGCGCAGCGCATCCATCGCAGATTGGGAATCATCGACAACCAGCAGGTGGCCCGGCCGGATGCCGATGTTGTCGCAAACGTCGGAACCCGCCGTCCAAAGGTAGCGATTTGGGCCAATCAACGCTGCGAAAGGGTCGTTCTGATGAGGCTCATAAGGCGTCATATCGCTCTCGGTGAACCCTGGGAGCGCCTGCCCGTGACCCGCACCGAGGTGCGTAGGGTCCGCTTGCAGGATGATCGCCAGCTTGACGCGCTCCTCGAGCGGCAGATGCTTCTGCTTCCCCACCAGATACTCGTGCAAATATCCGCGGTGGCGGCCGAGCTGTGTTGAAACCCTCGACTCGCTAAATCGCATTTCGCGTAGCCGTTCGCGGATGAAGCGGCGAAGCGCATCCTGTTGGTCATCTTGCATGGCCGTTAACTTATCCTGCACCCCCAGGTGCGGCATCCAACATAATTAGCGCCAATTTATGATTGCCTCTTGACGGCGTTGGATGAATCCAACATCCATGGATCATGGAGACCGTCGAGCAATTCAGGATCCGAGTAGAGGCGTTCCTCGAAAGTACGGGCATGGCGAAGTCGAAACTCGGTCGTCTTGCCTGCAACGACCCGCGCTTCATCGACGATATGCGGGCCGGGATGGAGTTCCGCTCTGCGAAGGTTGGGCGCGTCGAGGCGTTCATGCGCGGTTACGAGGCCTGCCTCGCCGCAAGTACCGACGCGAAGGCGCAGGCGCACGAGTTGACGGTAGCGTGAAGCGGATGCGCTGGGCGCCGGGTTGGCCCCCGCGACGTTCAGAGGGTGCGCGTCCGCCGCACCGTGCCGTCCCTAGACGACGCGACCGATCCGGCTGGGCCCCATAGCAGCCGCCCGGGTCGGTGACCTCCAAGGGGGACAGGTAACGAGTACCCCCGACTTTTTCGGCCGGCGATGTCGAGCCGAAAGGGTGCCAGCGTCGAGCGCACCATGTGCGTTCCGCCCTGCCACCCGCCGGTGTGTCAGGACCTGTTGCGTCCGTTGCGTTCGCGTCTCGCTTTTTCTCTCTCACCCGGCCGGCGCCGCAATCGCCGGCCGGGCAACAGGGACGGGTCCCGTGCTCGACAACGTCGACGCCATCGCTGTGATTGCCGGGCTCGCGTGCATCGTGAGCGCGGTCGGGCTGCGGCTCGTCGACCGGCGCCATGATAAGCGCACCCGGCCGAGTCCCGTCCCCCGTCCCGGGTTGGACCCGGGGCGAGTCCCGGGGCAGGCGAGGTCCGGCCCGCGGGACGACAGCCGGGCCGGCGCGCCCGTTTCCATCATGCAACTCGGCACGCACGCGACCGCCGTCGAGTTCGTCGGCTGGATGCGCGCGATGGGGTTCGCCGGATGCCGCCGCTCCGCTGCCGAGATCGTCGATTTTTACCGGTGGTTCTGCTCCGACCTGCACATCGCCCCGCTCGGCGAGGGCGAGTTTCTCGCGGCGCTGGGCAACCACCGGCAGGTGCGCAAAAAGCGCGACCGGATCAAGTGCCCCAAGACGGGCAAGGTGCTCAAGCTCGCGAGCGGCACGCCCGCGCGCACCCGCTATTACACCGTGCTCGATGCCGACACGGTGCGCCTGCCGACCGGCGTGGCGCCCGCTGCGCCCCGTGCTGAGTCCCGGCCCCAGACCCGGGAGTCCCGGGGGGATGGCCGGGGGCCGGTGCGCGCTCAGCCGCGCAAACAGGCCAATGCACGTCCATCCGCTGACGACCTGATCGCCGGCCACGAAAGGATCGCGGCATGAGCGGCTTTGTCGACAAGGTCGAGCGGCTTCCGCGCACATTCCTCACGGAGCGCGCGCAAGGCAAGCCCGCGCGCCGCAGCGTCGATGGGCCGACGGAGGAGGAAATTCACCGCTCCGTCATCGCTTGGCTTGAGCGTCGTGGCGCAGATCGTGTGTTTTTCTTCCACGTTCCGAACGGCGAGATTCGCCATCGCGGCGCGGCCGGAAAGCTGAAGGCGATGGGCACCAGGGCGGGCGTGCCTGACCTCGTGCTCATCAGGGACGGCCACGCGTACGGCCTGGAGATCAAGGCGGCAGGTGGGCGGCAATCGCCCGCGCAGCGGAACGTCGAGCAGCAATGGGAAAGGGCGGGCGCAACGTATGCCGTGACGCACGGTCTCGACTACGCGCTCGACCAACTGCGGGAATGGGGGCTGCTGGAATGAGCAAGCAGGATTCCGGTTTCGTCGCACGCATCGCCGATGCGCTGCGCGGTGCTGTGCCGGTCAGCGACAGCGCACGCGCTGCGGCTGAGGGTGTGCGCGCCGCTTCGACCCGCGTCACAGCGTTGCCGAACGGACGGCTGCCGCCGCCGCCGACGCGGCCGGGGTACGAGGCTGATCTTTTAGACGACTGACACGAGGGGATAGAGGCTTTGCTGATGGCGAACGGTTCACGAACTGATGGCCGGCGCACTTGCGCCGAGCGCCCTTGGCGCTTGAGCCGCTGCGCGGCTGGTACGCGGCAGCCAAGGGCCCGTCATGGCGAAGCCATGCTCCGCATGGACGGCCGTCGCGGCGTTGCCGCGGCCATCAACGCTTTCGACAGTTGCCGCTGAGCGCTGCGTATCCGCGGGTGTCAGTAAAAGTTTGAGCCTCCGAGGCGGCAACCGCGGAGGCTCCAAGGTCGGAGCGCGGGGGGCGCTCCGTAGATGGGCATGGGGGTGCCCAGAACGACGCGCAGAATCTCATTCGCGCCGTTCTCGGTCAAGCCCCGTGAATGAAAGACGGGGACGGAGTGGCACACGAACTCTCGGGCATGTGCTGGCTGATCGATTTCCCATCACCGTCGATGAGGCTGGTGATGATGAAGATCTGCGACTGTGCAGACGAAGACGGCACGAACATCTTTCCGTCCGTCGCCACGATCCAACGGGAGACGGGGCTCGGCCAGAGTACCGTCCGCGAATGCATCGCTGCGTTCGAGGAGGCAGGCCTTCTCATCGTGAAGGCGAACAAGTTCGGCAACCGTCAGGGCAAGACGACGACGATCCGGGAGCTGGACACCGACCGACTTCGCCTGATCACGGGTAAGCGTCGCCGCGGGCAGACGCCGATCCCGTCGACGCACGTTCTGCGTCGCGGCGAGATCGACATTCCAGCACGGTCCGGTGACAGCGACGAAACCATTTCCGTCTTCGTGCCGGGCGCTGCGCTGCCCAGCTATGTGGATGCACGCGGTGAGCCGCGCGTCGCGCAAGCGTTTGCGCTTTTTCTGCGGGACGAGCATGCCGCTGGTGAAGAGGGCACCCCTCCAGCCAGTGGAGGGGTAGATGCAGGCTCCACCCCTCCAGTGAGTGGAGGGGCACCCCTCCAGCCACTGGAGGGGTACCCCTCCAGCCAGTGGACCCCACCCCTCCAGCCAGTGGAGGGCACCCCTCCAGTGGCTGGACCCAACCCTTCACTTGACCCTTCCCTTAAAGACTCCCCCCCTCCCCCCCGCCGGCGGCGGGGGGTGAGAGAAGACGGGCTTCTCGACGAAGTTCGAAAGTCCAAGCGGCACTGTGGACGAGCGTTTGAAAAGCTGTTGGCGCCCCTGTTGACGAGGTTGCCGCTGAAAGCGCCCAAGCCAACGCAGGCGCTGGAAGCACTGGCAGACCTTGCAGAGGCTCAGCAGGACGACGTTCTGGACGAAGCGTTGTCGCTACTCACCACGCCGGGCACCAAGAACTATCGCGAGTTCGACGTTCGAGTTCCCAACATCGAAGGCGCCATCGACGCGGCAAACAAGATCATCACCAACCGCAAGATGCGCGACCATGGCCCGCTACTGTGGCGCGGCTCTGCAGCCTTCAACGAAGCGATTGCCAAGGTTCAAGCCGTCCACCCGGAATTCGCCTGGGAGCTGAGCCAGCGGGACATGGTCAAGCGTAGCGAGCTCAAGGCCTACGGCGTGGAGCAGCAGCCATGATCGCCGCCGCGCCATACCACGAGCCGGCCGAGCGCGATGATCCGCGCAACGCGCTGCTCGACACCATGGCCAACCAGATCGCCGATCTGCTCGAAAGCGCCCTGCGCAACGATGTTCTCGAGCCGCTGCTCGCGCGCATCGAGAGCCAGGCGCCCGCGCTGCATCGCCGGCTCGGCATCGCAATTCCCGCGCCGGCCGCCGCCGCGGCGCCGTGCGGTGCTCCCGCAGCACCAGCGGCCGGCGTGGGACGTGTGGATACGACGGAGGCCGAGCTGCGCCTCGCCACCGTGCTGGCGGCGCTGAAGATGGCGGCGCCAAAGACCACCGCTGCGCGCGAGCTGCACGATAGGGCGCGCATGGTCGTGCTGTCGGACCTCGCTGCGTTGCGTGCCGCCGGCAGCGCCATCGCCGCGCGGCGGCACCGTGACGTGCCGAAGCCAGAGCCGGTCGGGTTCTTCGCCGACGACGCTGGGGGTGGGATGTGATGTTTGTTCCTGACACGAGCGGCGGGAAGCATGGCGTGCGGTTGGCGTTGCCCGCGTTGATGGCCGCGCCAACGGCGCGGGGCCCCTTGGGCCCTGGCTACCGCGTGCAAGCGGAGCGGGCGTCAACCGGATGGAGCGCGCCATGAGCATCCATCCGCCAGCCACATCGTTCGTGCAGCCCGGCATGTTCGACGACGTGCGCCACACGAACTGGCCGTTCTCGCCGCTCGAGCCGCAGGCCTACGACCTCATCATGGCCGACCCGCCGTGGAGGTTCGAACTCTATTCGGAACGCGGCGAGGGCAAGAGCGCCCAGGCGCACTACGCCACCATGACGCTCGACGACATCGCACACCTGCCGGTGGCGGATCTGGCGCGCGGAAATTGCCTGCTGTGGCTGTGGGCGACGGCGCCGATGCTCGACAAGCAGATCGTCATCCTGAAGCGCTGGGGTTTTCGCTTCGTCACCTCCGGCGTGTGGGTGAAGAAGACCGTCACAGGCAAGACCGATTTCGGCACCGGCTACGTGCTGCGCTCCGCGCACGAGCCCTTCCTCATCGGCGCGATCGGCGAGCCGCAGACCTCGCGCTGTGTGCGCTCGGTGGTCGAAGGCGTGCGGCGCGAGCATTCGCGAAAGCCGGAAGCAGCTTATCGCGCAGCGGAGGCGCTCGTGCCGGGCAGCGTACGCCGCGCCGATCTCTTCACCCGCGAAACACGCCCGGGCTGGGAAGCCTGGGGGAATGAAGTCGGGAAGTTTGATGAGCTTTCTGCTTCGGACACGAGCGGAGGGAAGCATGCCTGATGGCTGCGCATTCGCGAGTGGATGGCCGCGGCAACGCCGCGGGGCCCCTTGGGCCCTGGCTGCCGCTCCTAAGCCGCGCAGCGGCTCAGGCGCGTCATGGCCGAGCCATGCTTCGCATGGACGGGCGCCCGGCGCGAACGCCGGATTTCAACACAACGGAGGGCAGATCAATGACTGAGACGACTCCACAGGTGTCAGTAGAAAAAATAGATCGCATGGAGCTGCGCCAGCGCATCGATATGCACGAAGCGCAACGGGCGAAGATCGTAGACGAGATGAACGAAGCGTCGGCTTCGTTCAATGCGCGCATCGAGGTCATCCAGCGCGAGCGGATGGAGGCGACGGCGGCCATCCAGGCGCGGCTCGATGCGCACGACAAGGTGCGGGGCATCTATGACGACGTGCTCGAATTCGACGACAGCGATGATGAAAACCCCATTCGCTGCTGTGTCACCGGGCTGATCCTGCTCGATGACGATGTGCTCGTGAAAGACGCGTACGGCCGCCGGGCGCTGGCCGCCGCCGTGAACTGGCCGGACCCGCCGCAGGGCCTGCCCGACGTCGAAGAGTATGAGGACGAGGAAGCGGCGTGATGGATGCGATCGGCAAAAACACCGCGCGGGGCCGCGATCTACGCCACCGCGCCGAGACGATCGCGGGCAAAGAGCGCTCGCTCGACGAGCTGAGCGGCCAAGTGAAAGAGCTCAAGGCGGAGATCAGGGACCTCTACAAGGACGCCGCGAGCAACGGCTATTCGCTCAAGGTTCTGCGCGGCGTGATGAAAGAATTTCACATGCCGGAAGGCGAGCGCGAGGCGCACTACCAGATGGAGATGGAGTTCGCCGCTGAGGTGGAGATCTATCGGCACGCGCTGGGCTTCGTAAAAGACGACTCCATTGAGACGACGATCTCAATCAACGGCGGCCCGGCCGCCCCAATCAGCGTCGTGCGGGCGGCCGTCGACGAGGTCAAGCGCGCCAAAGTGCCGGCATGAGCATCACCTTGAAAGAACTTCTCGGCGATGGCGCGCGCGCCGAAGGCTTCGAAGAATTCACGGCCTTCGTCGACGGGCTCGTGGCCCAGAAACCGGAAGGGATGACCCCAGACGATATGTGCTTCGTGCGCCTGGTGCGCATCATGGCCACCGCGGCAACCGAAGGCGCCAACCAGGAAACGTCGTCGTTTGGCATCGACGTGCCTGTCGTGCTGCTCGAGCTATGCCGCGCGGCCGGGTTTGCCGTCGCTAGCGCTGCGCTTTCCGTGAGCGACGAGAACACCGACCTCGACCGGCTGCGCGAAGGGATCATGGAGAGTATGGCGCTGGGCGTCGACTTCATGATCGAGCACACCCGCAAGCACCGGGTGGCGGCATGAAGCAGCGCCCCAGCATCGACGACATCATCAACGCCGCATGCGCGGCGACCGCCATCTCACGGCCGCAGTTCCACGGCGTGCGGCGGCCGGCGCATCTCGCCTATGCGCGCCAGATCGCGGCCCACGTCGCACATGTGCACGGCTATTCGTATCCGCAGATCGGACGCGCGTTCGGGCGCGACCACACCACGGTTTTGCACAGCGTGCGAAAGATCGAAGCCCTGCGCGACGCGGGGCATGTCGGCATCGTCGCGGCGCTTGCGCGGGTGCAGGAGCTTGCGGCGTCGTACGCGGCGGGACGGGTGCCGGCATGACGAACAGGCAGATCGCCATTTTCTCCTACGGGCTGGCGTGCGGGCTGCTGATGGCGGCCGTCGAGCTGTTCGTGCACGCCGCGCTCGACCGCCGGTTGCTGGTGACGGCGCTCGCGGGCGGGGCGGCTCTGACGGGGCTGATCGGCCTCGTGCATGCGCGGGGGAGGGTTGAGAGATGATTTTTTCTGGCACGAGCTTCGAGAAGCTTTGCGTGCGCCAGGCGTTACACGAGGGGATGGCCGCGGCAACGCCGCGGGCGCCCTTGGCGCCTGAGCGGCCTGCGGCCGCTGGGCGTGTCGTCCCGACGCTGTTCTCGGCGCCGATGGTGCGCGCGAACATCCGCGAAGTGCAGCGGCCTGGCACCGGCAAGACGCAGACGCGGCGGGTGCTGGCAAAACACAACACGAGCGTTGATGGATGCGGCGCTCGGCTGTTCGATGAGCTTGAGTTCGAACACGACGACGTCTTCGTCGATTCGGGCCCGAGCCCAACCGGAAATCCAGGACCCTATTTGAAGGTGCCACGCCGCGGCGAAGACACCGTGCATAGGGTCTATCCCAAGATCGCGGCCGGCGACGTGCTGTGGGTGCGGGAGACGTGGGCTCCGCTCGACGCTCTGACACACGGCGATCCAGGCACGACCGCGTTAGCGAACAACGGTTTCTACCGCGCCGACAACAGCACCACCGACGGTGAGATCAGGCGCTGGATACCATCTATCCACATGCCCCGCTGGGCGTCCCGCCTCACGCTCGAAGTGACCGGCGTCAAGGTCGAGCGCCTGCAGGACATCAGCGAGGCTGATGCGATCGCGGAGGGCATTCACCAGCAATCGACGACAGGATGGTTTTCTGTTCCCGGCGTCAATGGTGCCGGCACCACCGCCCGAGCGGCGTATGCGCTCCTCTGGAACGCGATCAACGGCGGCGGCGCGTCCGGCCGGAGACCGGCAATAGATTGGGACGCCAACCCGTGGGTGGTCGCCGTCACCTACAAGCCGCACCTGATGAACGTGGATGCCTTCCTCGCGCAGCGGGTGGCGGCATGACGATCTGCCCGCGATGCAACGGCGCAAAGCGCATCTTTGTCTTCGCCGACGGTCACGATGCCGACGGCAACTTCGTCAGCACCAGCGGCGAGCGAGATTGCCTGACCTGCAAGGGCGTCGGCGAGATCACCGATGACCATGCGAACCGGATCAAGATCGGCAAGTCGCTGCGCGATGACCGCGTGGCGAAAGGTTTCGGCCTGCGCGAGGCCGCGCTGCTGCGCGGGTGCACGCCTGCCGAGCTTTCCGCAATCGAGCAAGGCAACTGACCGGCGGCGTTTTACAGGGGGATCAATCGGCGATGACCGACAAACGGGAAGCCAACATCGACGAGCTGCTGACGCTGGACGAGCGGCGACTGGAGCTGATGACCGTCCGCCATAACCTCCGCAAGGCGCTCTACATCGACGTGGTCGTGTGGGGGTTCTCGCACCGCATCTATCGCTCCGATGCGGAGAAGGTGTTCGCCGACATAGACGCGGCGGCAGGGCGGGAGCTGAGGGAGATCGAGGAGAAGTTCCGCACCTTGGGCGTCACGCCGTCCGAGTGGACGCCGCCGCCGGGGGACGAGGCGCCATGAGCGATCGACGGGGGAAGCGCGGGCTTATCATTGACAACTTCGCCGGCGGCGGCGGCGCGTCGCTCGGCATCGAGCAGGCGCTGTGGGCGCCGCCAGATTACGCCATCAATCATGATCCGATCGCGTTGGGGGTGCACACCGTCAACCACCCGCACACCGAGCACCGCATCGAGGACGTGTTCCACACGGATCCGCGTGAGCTCGCCAAGGGCCGGCCGATTGCACTCGTGTGGCTGTCGCCGGACTGCAAGCATCACAGCAAAGCCAAGGGCGGCAAGCCGCGCGACAAGAACATCCGCGCGCTGGCGTGGGTGGCGATCCGCTGGGCGTGCCTACCGCAGCCGATGAAGCCGGCCATCATCGCCCTGGAGAACGTGGAGGAGTTCCAGGACTGGGGGCCGCTCACCGCCGACGACATGCCGTGTCCGGCACGCAAGGGGCAAACGTTCGCTCTCTTCGTGCAGCGGCTGCGCCAGGCGGGCTATGCCGTCGAATGGCGGGAGCTGCGCGCCTGCGATTACGGCGCGCCGACCATCCGCAAGCGACTGTTTCTCATCGCCCGCTCGGACGGCCGGCCGATCCGCTGGCCGGCGCCGACGCACGGCGATCCGAAATCCCTCGAAGTGGCGGCGGGCACGCTGAAGCCTTATCGGACGGCGGCGGAATGCATCGACTGGTCGGTGCCGTGCCCGTCCATCTTCGGGCGCGAGCGGCCGTTGGCCGAGAAGACGATGGCGCGCATCGCCCGCGGGGTGAAGCGCTTCGTGCTCGATGCGGCGGAGCCGTTCATCGTCAATCTGACACATAGGGGCCGCGTTGAGGCGCTGGGGGAGCCGTTCAAAACGGTAACCGGCGCTCATCGCGGGGAGAAGGCGCTCGTAGCGCCGTTCTTCATTCCGCGTCACGGCGAGCACGCCGCCCAGGAGCCGCGCTGCCGCGACGTCGAGCAGCCAATGCCCACGGTCACCGCCACCGCCAACGGCGCCGGCCTCGTCGCCGCGTTCATGGCACAGCACAACACCGACATGGTCGGGCACCCGATGACGGCGCCGGTTTCCACCATCGTCGGCAAGGGCTGCACGCAGGCTCTGGCGGCCGATTTCCTCACCAAGTTCTACGGCACGTCAACCGGGCAGGACATGCGTACGCCGTTCTCCACGGTGACGGCTGACGGCACCCACCTCGGCGAGGTGCGCGCCTTCCTGATGAAATACTACGGCACCGGCGGGCAACTGCAGAGCCTCGACGTGCCGGCGCACACGTCGACCGCCAAGGCGCGGCTCGGGCTCGTGACGGTGGCCGGTGTCGAGTGGCAGATCGTCGACATCGGTATGCGCATGCTGCTGCCGCGCGAACTGGCGCGGGCGCAGGGCTTTCCTGACAGCTACGTGCTGGAGCGCCTCGCCGACGGCACGCCGGTCACCAAGACGGATCAGATCCGCCTCATCGGCAACAGCGTGTGCCCGCCGGTGGCGCGCGCCATCCTCGAGGCGAACTTCGGGAACGAGGTCGTGTCGGAGACGCGCGGGCCGGATGTGCGGCCGGTGGCGGGGAGGGCAGCAGCGTGAAAAAGCCCCGCAAGCGCTACGACGCAGCCGACAACGGCGCTCGCGGCTACAACGCCGCTGTCGACGCCATCCGCATGGAAGGCGTAAAGGCCGGGCGCTTCCTGCCGCTGGCCAGCCGGCCGGAGGAAATCAAAGCCTCGCCCATCGTGGAGGAGGCGCGGCAGATCGGCCCGTGCACGCTCTATCGCGGTGACTGTAGGCAGATCGTGGCACTGCTGGAAGGCATGGCCGCCTGCGTCACCGACCCTCCCTATGAACTCGGCTTCATGGGCAAGAGCTGGGACTCGAGCGGCATCGCCGCTGACTGGCGCACCTGGGGCGCGGTGCGCATTGCGCTGCGGCCCGGTGCACACCTCGTCGCCTTTGCCGGCTCGCGCACCTATCACCGCATCGCCAGCGCTGTGGACGATGCCGGGTTCGATGTGCGCGACCAGATCATGTGGATCTACGGCTCCGGGTTTCCGAAATCGCGCAAGGTATCCGATGACCTGGAGCGCGCTGGCATTGGTCACTACACCGTCAATGCGTGGGATGGCTGGGGCACCGCGCTGAAGCCGGCGCACGAGCCGATCGTGTTCGCGCGCAAGCCGCTGAGCGAGGCGACGATTGCCGCCAACGTCCTGCGCTGGGGAACGGCGGCACTGAATATTGATGCCTGCCGCATGACACCGGCCCAGGACCATCAGGACAAGTGCGCCAGTGTCGTGGGCGCCGAGAGCAGGCGCACATCCACCGTGTATAGCGAGAACAAGGCTAAGCGGCGCGACAGCTCGCGCAAGGGTGAGGCGAGCGCCGACCGGCGATATGCCGATGAGGGCGTGACGGGGTTTGCGCCCCTGCCTGGGCCGCGCGGTGGAGACGTGCTCGGCCGCTGGCCGGCGAACATGCTGACGGACGGCTCGCACGAGGTGATCGAGGCGTTCCCCGCTTCGGCGCGCGATGCCATCCGTTTCTTCTACGCACCCAAGGCCGACAAGGCAGAGCGCGAATTCGGTATGGAGGACGCCCCGACCAAGGCCGGTGGCATGCGCTCCAACACCAGCGGCCAGCACATCACCCGGCGCGACGGCGGGGCGCCAGGACCGCGCGCCAATCATCACCCGACCGTCAAGCCCGTCGACCTGATGCGCTGGCTGTGCCGGCTGGTGACGCCGCCGGGAGGCACGGTGCTCGATCCGTTCATGGGCTCCGGCTCGACGGGCATCGCCGCCGTGCGCGAGGGCTTCGGCTTCGTCGGCATCGAGCAGGACGCCGACTATTTCGACATCGCCTGCCGGCGCATCGAGGCGGCAGTGCGGCTGCTCGACGTGGAGCCCGACATCGTGCGTGCCGTACAGCGTGTCCGTGCTGAGCAGGGGGAGCTGATCTGAGATGACCGCCGCGCCGCCAGCGTGCGAGCAAACCATCGGCGCCCTGCGCGCCGCCGGTCAGCGGCTGCACATCCTGTGCCGCGGCTGCGGGTGGGAGCGCGAATATCGCCTCGACCGCGGTGCATTCGCCCGCGTGCCGGATGCGGCGGCGCTGGGCGCGGTGCGTGCGCGCCTTTCCTGCACGCAATGCGGCGAGCGGCAGAAGGTCTGGGTGGCCGCCGAGTACGCCGACGCCGACGCCGCCGCACGCCGCGAGTGGGGCTGGACGGAGGAAGAGATCGCGGCGGGTTCGAAGGGCTGAAACGAGAGGGCACTATTCGCATGACCGACGATTATGCAGGACTCGGAATTCGCTGGTGGCGGTGGCGGGACCGCCTGGTGCAGCCGTTCCGGCTGGTGAAGTCGCTCGCCGCCGAGATGCGCGCACCGCTGAACATCGAGCGATGCGACGAGTGCGGCTACTACTTCGACGCCGCCGATAGACGCGGCAGCGTGCCCAAGACGCGAGAAGAAGCTCTCCGCTACGGCAAGCACTGCCCTGCCTGCTGGCAGGAGCGGCATGGCGGTGCCGATGGCTGGGCGCTGTGGAACGGATGCCAAGGCGTGTTCGCCAACGCCGTGACTCACACCAGGGCTGAGGCAAAGGCGCTTTGGGAGGAACTCGGCTGGGGCGATGTTATCGAGAAGGTTGTGCCTGTGCGCATCCACGTCGAGCGGGAAGATGGCGTCTGGCACCGAGAGTGGCAGGAGAGGGAAATGGAGCAGCACGCCAGCGGCGTAGATCATAAGCACAATGGAGGCTCGAACCATGCATGAGACGTTGCCGCAGGTGTCATCCGCGGGAAATCAACCCGAAGAGCCGCAGTGGCTGGTATCGCAGCACGAAAGGCAGCACCGGCCCGGCGATGAAGGCCTGCCAGGCGTGCGCGCGGATGCCTCCGCCGAGGCATACCGCATGGTCGAGATGCTGACGCGCGCATCCGAAATCACGCCGGAGGGGCAGGTCGTGATCTCGTTCTGGGCCGTGCACCGCATGGCGCTGCGCATCGCCAAGATCGCCGAGACGGGCGAAGCCGCGTTCGAGGGGGTGTGATGGCGGTCGATCCAGAAGCGGCAGCGGCCGCGGCGGCGCGCACGGACGCATGGCAATCGGGGCCGATGGGGCAGGGGTGGGATTCGTCCTACGCCTACGTCGACAGGATGGCGAACATCCTGATCGAGCATCAGAGTGCGCTCCACCAGTTTAGTTTCTGGATGACAGCGCTCGCCAGCCTCGGGTTCGTGGTGGCGTGCGTCGCCATTTATTCGTTGGGTCTGCATTGGTGGCAGGCGCGGCGCGAGCAGAAGCGGCTCGATGGGCTGGCCAATAATCTCGCGCGAGCGTCATTCATTGACATGCGGCTCGAGGATCTGGCCGAGGCACAGCGGCGATGGCCGTCGCTATACCATCTGGCGGCTGAACTCGACGCCGACAGCCGCGGGCGCGCGCTCAAGGAGGTGCAGGAGCGCGCGCGGGCCGAACTCGACGAATGGTTCGAAGCGCAGCGCGATGATGCGCTGTTGACGCCAGCCACAGCGATGGGGGCACCATGACCGAAACATTTTATCCGATCACGCCCACGATCCCCGCCGTTGGCGTGCGCGTTGTCGTGATCTGGGCGGGACGCCAGTTTGCGGCCGCGCGCGCTGTCGACAAGAAGGCGCACACGGTGCGCTGGGTGGAAGAATGCGGCGGCAAACTCGTGTGGCTCAACGATGAGCCGGACTGCTGGCGACCGGAGAAGTCAGAGCTTTGGAAAGCGCCGCTGCCTGAGCCGTTGGCGACTACCATGCCGCGCATGGCCGATATTCGTCCGCATCGCAATCGCTATTCCGCCATGAGCGTACAAGCCGATCAGTCAGCACGCACGCAGGCCGAGATCCGTGAGGAACTGGGCGATGCCGAGGAGGCGTTGGAGCAGCTTGCGGGGGACCACCGCTGGTGGCTCACGCAGAAGCCGACGTATTCCAAGCCGGGCGCGATCAGCGAGCGCGAGGCCGAGGGACGCGTTGCGATTGCTATTCTCGTCGATGGTATCTGCGGCCGCTTTGGGGCGCCGAGCGGCATAACGGAGACGTCGAGTGCATTGTCGGGAATGGTGCACGAGACGCTGACGTCGGCGGACAGCGACGCATACGTGCGCTTCGATCCGAGCCCGCGCGATAATTCGGATTACCCGCTCGCCTTCGCTTGGTTCACGGCGCTGAACCCGCCGGAGCTTTGGTGGGATAGCCGAGAGCCGTGGTCGCTCAGCCAGGCTCAATGCGTGCTCGTGTGGCGCGTGATCGGGCTGTCTTGGCGGCAGATCGGGCGGCGCATCGGGCGCAGCCATACGGGCGCACGGAAGATCTACGGGGCGGCACTTTCCGGTGTGCATCGCGCGGCAAACGGCAAGCCGGTGTTGAAGCACGTGATGGTGCGCGATCGGATGAAGGCGCTGCGGGAAAGAAATCGCGCGTTTGCTTCGCGCTGATACTGAAGGGGGTACGATGGCACTATTCACAGCAGACCAGCTCGTCGCGCACGCGGTTGGCGATTACATCCTGCAATCGGACTGGATGGCAGACAATAAGACTAAGCAGCATTTTGCTGCGGCGGCGCACGCCGTCACCTACACGCTGCCGTTTCTGTTCATCACGCAGAGCCCCGCGGCGTTGGCAGCGATCTGCGGCACACACTTCGTCATCGATCGATGGCGCTTGGCGCGTTTCGTCGTGTGGCTGAAGAATGGGCCGATCTACAGGTATTGGTCGGAGCCCTTTCGCTGCTGGTCTTGGGAGCTTCGGCCGCTCACCACCACCGGGTATCCCGACAGCAAGCCGCCCTTCCTCGCAGTCTGGCTGCTGATCATCGCCGACAACATCCTGCACGTGATCTGCAACGGCCTCGCGATTTGGTGGCTCGCATGAACCAGATCCAATCTCTCAAGCAGACCTACAACCTGATGACGGGCGATCAGATCCAGCCGCCGCGGCCCAAGCCTATCGACGATCATGGGCAAACGCGCGTGCGCTGGAGCACGGCGAAGAAGCATGCCTTCCGCGAGATGCGACCGGCGGCGCTGTGCATCGTCGCCACCGACGGGCCGGTATCGGTCGTCACCTATGACCGCGGCATGAATGTCGCCAAACGTTACGGGCACAACCGGGGCTGCTGGCCGATGCGCATTGCCACTACTGCGGCGTGGGAAGACAACATAACAGGCGCCTACGACCGCAACCCGTTCGTGCGCACCGGCGTGCAGATCCGCACCTGGTGCTCCGATGCGCGTCGGCGCGACCGGCTGGTCACGTCAGTGACCGATCTGCTCGGTGAGATGAGCGAGAACGCAATGGGGGCCGAACTCGAGAACGGCTTCACCGATGCCGGTCCCGACGTCGATCTCGAGCTGTTCGAGGTGGAGATCCATGCCATCGCCGAGCGGTTGGGTTTCGGCGTGTGGGACGACGCTGGCCTCTCTGCCTGGCTCGACGAAATCGTGACGCGCGAGGAAATGCGGAAGGTGGGGGCGAGATGATCGCAAAACCGTGCCCTATTCCCGATGACGCCCTCGACGACCGTCAGGGCTTCGTCGGCACGAGCGGATCGGGAAAGACGTTCGGCGCCGGCGTTGCGGCTGAGCGCCTGCTGAACCGAAAAAGCCGCATTATCATCCCCGATGCGCTGGGAGTCTGGTGGGGTCTGCGTGTCATGGCGGATGGCAAGGAGCCATCGCCCTGGCCGGTTGTGATTTTCGGCGGCCCGCATGGCGACCTGCCGATCACGGAAGCCTCGGGCGCGCTGATCGGTGAGGCGTGCGCCAGCATGGCCGAAAGCGCCATCGTCGATTTGTCGGAGATCGGCACCAAAGCGGGCGAGCGCCGTTTCATGCTGGCATTTCTTACGGCGCTCTACCGCAAGGCCAGCGGCGAGCCGGTTCACGTCATCTTCGACGAAGCCGACATGTGGGCGCCGCAGCAGGTCCGCGACAAGGATGGCGAAGCGGCAAAGCTATTGGGCATGATGGAAACGATCGTGCGCCGCGGCCGCGTGAAGGGGTTCATTCCCTGGCTCATCACGCAGCGGCCCGCCGTGCTGAACAAGGACGTGCTCAGTCAGGTGGACGGGCTTGCCGCGTTTAAGCTGACATCTACGCAGGACCGGGACGCCCTATCGGCATGGGTCGAAGGCCAAGCGGACAAGGTAACGTGGCGCAAGACATACGGGGAACTCGCCGGGCTCGAGCGCGGCCGCGCCGTCATCTGGCAGCCTGGTCACGGAGAACTCGATGTCGCTCAGTTCCCACGCAAGATTTCGTTCGATTCCTCTGCATCGCCGAAGCGCGGCGAGAAGAAGCGCACGGCGACCCTGAAGCCGCTCGACCTGCCGGCGCTGAAGGAGAAACTGGCGGCCATCCGCGCCGAGGCGGAAGCCACGGACCCCAGGAAGCTGCAGAAGGAGGTCGAGCGTCTCACGCGGGAGCTGGCAAAGAAGGCACCTTCGGACGCGCCCAACCCCGGCGCGATCGCTGATGCGGAGGCGCGGGGGGAAGAACGCGGGCGTCTGGCTGGTTTCACTGAAGGCTTTGCCGCGGGCGAGGCCAAGGGCCGGTCGGGCATCGGACAGGCTATCGCCGCGCTCCAACGCTTCCTCGGTACCAAGCCCGATGCAACGGCCGCCCAGGTTTATGCACCGCGGGCGCTGAAAGATGCGCCGGACGTCTCGCGCCACGCAACGCCGCCCGCCCCGCGCGCAGCGTCACCTCCGAATACCCAGGCGGACGGCTCGTTGCCGAGGGGCGAATGGCAGTGCCTCACCGCCATTGCGCAGCATCAGCGCGGCGTCACCCGCCCGCAATTGACGGTGCTAACCGGCTTCAAGCGCTCGACACGAGACAAGTACATCCAACTGCTGCGGGCCAAGGAGCTGGTCGACCAGGCGGGCGAGCGCATCACAGCCACGCCGGCCGGTCTGGATGCCCTCGGCGACGGCTTCGAGCCGCTGCCGACCGGATCTGCATTGCGCGACAAGGTGCTGTCGACGCTGCCCCCCGGCGAGGCCCGCGTGCTCGACATCGCGATCAACTTCTACCCCGCATCCGTGGGCCGCGACGATGTTTCGGAGCGCAGCGGCTTCAAGCGCTCGACGCGTGACAAGTACATCCAATTGCTCGCCGCGCGCGAGCTCATCACGGTCGTTGCCGCCGGCGAAGTCCGCGCGAGCGATGATTTGTTCGATAATCACGAACGTGAATGAGCGCTGGGGGTGAGATGAGGAGCGCCACGCCTATCACATGGGCAGAATCCCTCATGGGAATTGCCCGACACGCGGCGACCAAGAGTAAAGACGCAACGAAGGTGGGCGCCGTTCTGGTTGCTCCGGATCAGCGGACCACACTGTTCACGGCATTCAATGGCCCGCCGGCCGGTGTGCACGATACGCCGGAGCGGTTCGAGCGGCCGGAGAAGTATCGCTTCGCCTCCCATGCCGAGCAGAACATCGTGGCTTTTGCCGCCCGTCACGGCATCCGTACCGATGGATGCACCATCTACGTCACGCATCGCCCGTGTTCCGCGTGCGCACGATCGCTGATCCAGGCGGGTATCGCCAGGATTGTCTACGGAGACGGCTCCACGTCGATGCCGGCGGAGGAATTTGAAGCCGCGGCGGTGATGTTCGCCGAGGCAGGCGTCGCGTTTATGTCCGAGGTCTGACAGAGAGATGAAGAGCTGGGGGCGCCACGGCGATGATCGAGTGATCTGCCGGGTTAAGAGGGAAGAACAAATGAGCGGAGTGGAAGCAAAAGGCGCGTGCGTCCCATCCGGACAGGGGCGGCTCGACGGCAGCGATGGCGGAAATCAACCGTGCGCGCGATGAGGCGCTGAAAGCGGCGGCGGAGCAACGGTGATGGTGCCTCTCGCCTGGCTGGCAGTGCTGCTGACCGTGACGGCCGCTGACATCCGCGTCATCGACGGCGATACCATCGCCGCCCACGGGGAGAACTGGCGGCTGTCTGGGTACGATACACCCGAGACAATATTCGCCCGCTGCGCGCGCGAGCGCATCCTCGGGCACGCCGCCACGCTTCGGCTGCGGGCGCTGATCGACGGCGCCGGGCACATCGAGATCGTCGCGCGGTCGGGGCGGGACCGCTACGGGCGCCGTCTCGGCGCGTTGCTGCTCGACGGCGAGGACGTTGCCGACATCATGATCGCGGAGGGGCTGGCGCGGCGCTACCGGGGCGGCCGGCGGCAGGGATGGTGCGGGGACGGGTGGCCACGGTAACGGTACGAGCGCATAAAGCTGGGGCTGGTGATTGGCGCCCCAGAGTCACGCGCGAGCAGAACTCGACGATGATGCGCTGGGGGCGCCTCCGGTCTTCTTCTATGGAAGTCAGCCGGCGGAGCAACAATGATGGTGATGTTCGCCTGGCTGGGTCATCGACGGCTACGCTCTGGAGGGCGAGACCTATGGTTGTGCCTTTCCCGCCACACGAAAGCTGATTGGTACCCCCGGGGACATATTCATAACAAATTGTAAATCCCTGTACCCGGATCTAGCGTCAGGGGGAGAGGCGGCTTATATTGAGCGCACGTGTGTGCGCGTCCAACTTATGCTCGAGGTGGAGTTGTGACGGCAAAACCCCCCTTTAAGGGAACTGCGCACCCCGATGACGCTAGCGAAGCCGCGATAGCGGAGCCGCAACTTCTCCAAGATATGCGGGTTAACCCGGCAGGCGATTGGAAGAAGAGAGATGTGGAGGCGCTATGTGATCAAATTGGTTTGACATGCAAAAATCCAAAACGCGGGTCACACTTTAAGGTGGTCAGTAACCTGCTGGGATATATTCTCACCATTCCGACCGCACGTCCTATCAAGGCGTGCTACATCCGCCAGCTCGTAAGAATGGCCATTGAACAATTAGCTGCTGTGCAGCACCGAAGGGACAAATAGCGATGGATAAGATCAGCTATCCGATCGTGATTACAGCAATAGACCAAGAAGATGGCGGTGGCTTCGTTGCCTACGTTCCAGATCTTCGCGGCTGTATGTCTGACGGTGCAACCCACGAGGAGGCCGCGCGGAATATTGTTGACGCCATACGTGAATGGATCGACGAGGCGGAGGAATCTGGGATCCCTGTGCCTCAACCGGGCGATTACGCGCGTGCCGCAGCAGAGGCGTGGAATCAATTAGCCGAGGTCGTCAAGAGCCAGGATAAGATTATTCAGGAGTTAGAGGGCGACTTGACGAATCTGCGGCGTAGAACAGCTCGCATTCTGGAATCGTACTGCGTTGAAGAAGATAGGTGGGAAACTTCCACCCGAGCAACATCGCAGGTCATTGCGAATCTTTGCCTTGAACGTTCCTTCAATTAGCGTGCAGCGATCTTAGGCGCTGGCGTTTTATTTGCGCGGTTCGTGACCGCACGACGCCATGTGCAACCTCTACTCCCAGACGCGGAACGTCGAAGCCATCCGGCGGCTGTTCCGCGTCTCCCATAACCGCGCCGCGGCGCTCGACCCGCTGCCGGCGATCTTCCCCGGCTATCGCGCGCCCATTGTCCGCCAAGCCGACGACGGCGAGCGCGAGCTCGTCATGCTCAACTGGGGCTTCATGCTCCTGCAAAAGGACCGCGCACCGCGCCGCGTCACCAACGTGCGCGACGACAAGATCCTGACGAGCCCGTTCTGGCGGCCGTCGTTCGAGCAGCGTCGTTGCCTCGTGCCGGCGTCATCCTACTGCGAGCCGAAGGGCGTGAAGCCTGCCGTGTGGCACTGGTTTGCGCTGCATGGCGCGGAGCCGCGGCCGCTGTTCGCGTTCCCCGGCGTGTGGACGCGCTACCGCGGGCCTTTGAAGAAGGACGGCGAGCCGGTGGAGCAGCAGGTATTTGCCTTCATGACGACCGAGCCCAATGCCCTGACGGCCTCCATCAACCACGAGCGCATGCCGGTGCTGATCACCGATCCGGCCGACTTCGAGACCTGGCTGACGGCACCGCCGCAGGAAGCGTTCAAGCTGGCGCGCAGCTATGCCGCCGACCAGATGCTCATCGTGCAATCGGGCGCCGACCGGGAGGACCGGCTGGCGGCGTAAAGGGTGAGGCACTCGGCACGCCACGTCCACGCGAAACCTTTTCTCTTTCGCGATGTTAAGGGAAGACGCCCTTCGCGGAGTGGCCCGATGGCAGAAGACGCACCGATCAGCCTCGAAGAATACCTTGCGCGGCAGCTCGGCAGCGACGTGGTCTCGTCACTGCCGTTCCGCGAAGCGCTGGCGTGCTACCGCGCGCTGCACGGCAAGCGGCGGCCCTACACGGGACCGGCCTTCGAGCTGTCCCCGGTGGCCATCAGGCCGGCACGGGTTGGCGAGGGCTTCGAGGCGGAGCTGCGCGGCGACAGCCTGATCAACGGCGAGGGCGGCTACTGGATCTCCATCGTTGGCTGGGGCGGCACCGAGGACGAGGCGCGGGCCAGCCTCGGCGTTGCGCTCGTCAACCTGATCGAGGATGCCGCCGCGATCGCCACCGGCGGCCAACGGTAGGGAACCGCCCGTGCCGCCGCGCCGCTCAACCCACCGTTCGCCGGCGCGCTTCCTGGGCCGTGTCGTCGAGGGCGCGGGAGCTGGGCCGTTTCCGGGCTTCGTGCAGCCCTGCCGGCCCACCGAGCGCAGCGAACCGCCCTCAGGCGAAGTCTGGCTGCACGAGATCAAGCACGACGGCTACCGCGTGCAGGCACACGTGCGCGAGGGCGAGCCGCGGCTCTACACGATGAACGGCCACGACTGGACCGCGCGCATGCCGGCGCTCGCCGCCTCGGTGCGTGCGCTCCCGGTCAACAACGTCATCCTCGATGGCGAGGTCGTCGCGGTGGATGCCAAGGGGCTGCCGTCGTTCTTCGAGCTGCCGTCGGCGCTGGGCGTTCCCACGCGCGTAAAAGGGCGGCTCGTCTACTATGCGTTCGACATGCTCTATCTCGACGGGTTCGATCTGCGCGGCGCGGCGCTCGTCGACCGCAAGCGTGTGCTGGACGCGCTGCTCGTGAACACGCGCGGGGTGCAGCTCGTCAAATACGTCGAACACATCGAGGGCGATGGCGCCGTCGTGCTGGAGCACGCCTGCAAGCTCGGGCTCGAAGGCATCGTCTCGAAGCTGGCGGACAGCAAATACCGTTCCGGCCTGCGCCGGGAATGGATCAAGACCAAATGCTCCGCCTGGAAATACGCCAACCGGACCCGGTTCGAGAAGATGCGGGGGCGGTGACTCAGGGGCCGCCAGCCTTCGCCAGTTGACAGGAACAAAGCAGGAACAATATCCTCGCGCCATCGAGGCAACGGCACGGGGGCGTCATGCGCGTTTACGAGTTCAAGCGGGAACGGGAAGTGGCAATCACCCTGGTGCGAGACGGCAGCAATTTGCCGGGCGGTCTCGTCTGGGAGCCGACGTGCGTCGTCGATTCACAGAGCCTGCGGGACGACATCGCGGAGGTGGTCAGAAGCGTCGGGTTTTTCGTGTGGGCGTGAGGAAGACGGAGTCGCATGAGTACCGAACCCACAGGCCCCGTCACAGTTGGGATGCTGCGCGCCGAGGGTAAGCGTCTGCACATCATCTGCGGCTCATGCTGGCGCGATCGCGAGCCGCGCATGGACAAGCCGCCATTCGACGCCTGGCGCGACGATCTCGCCGTCCCGGAGATCAGCGCACGCAAGCTCATCTCGTGCGGCGTATGCGGAGAAAGGGAGCGCATCTGGGTGCAGACGGAGAGCGCGGGCGCCACGCCAGCAGACAGACTGAAATGGGGTTGGACCGAGGAAGAGGTCAAAGCAGCGGGGAAGACGATGGGACTGCGGTGAAGAGCTTAACGGCTGCATTAACGCGGCTGAGCGCCCAGCTGATCACCGCTCTTGGGATCCAGATAGATTTTCTTCTTCGTTCCAGTCTTTGTGTAAAATTTGACCTCTAAGGCGTTGCCCTCCCACTCCACTTCGTCGATGTATCCGAAATCGGGGGTCTTTTCGATGCTTTGCAGCAGTTCGCTGACCGGTTTTGAGCCTGGAGGGGGCGGAGGGTCCGCGAATGCTGTCGTACTGTAAAACCCGATCAGTAGGGCGGGTGCTGCCAGGATGCGCATAGCATGATCCTTTGGATGAACTGTTCAACAGCCGGTCAACCGCCAACAACGAGTCGAGTTCCACGTTTGGACGGTATTCGAGTTCGTCGATGGCCAGCGACGTCGCTATTTCGCAACAGCGCCGCGGCGAACGCAGCGTCGGCGTCCACCCAACCTTGTCCATGGCCCGTGACCGTCGTCGAGCACGCCGCTAGAGCAAAAACCCCGGCGCTGGGGGCACCAGCACCGGGGCAACTATTAGAAAATCTCGAATAGTTCGATTACGTCGTTTCGAGCGCCTTGCAGCGCCCGCGCACCGTTCTCGCCGGGATGAGGCCGGCGGCCTCCCACTCGCGGACCCACTCCGACATCGTCGACTTGGCGACGCCGTACCGTTCGCGCAGCTCGTCCTGCGAGCCGAACCGTTCGCCGAGGGCAAGACGCGTCAGCAGGTCGGCAATGGCCTCGTTCTTGGTGTAGCCGCCGCGGCGTGGACGGTTGGGACGGTTCGGCGAACCGTTCGGCTGGCGAACCGTCGTGCCGCCGCCGCCCTTATCCGAACCGTTCGGCGCTGGGGCGGGTTCGGCGAACCGTTCACGCAGGGCGGTGAGTTCGGCATCGGAGACCGAACCCAGAGCGGTGGGCGTCGTAACGGCCTTCTCGGGGCCCCACGCGCGTAGGGTTGGCGTGGCGGCTACGCGCGTGGGGGCAAATGGCCGGAACGCGTAGTGCAGGCTCATCGTAAAGCCGAACTCGAACAGGATGGTGATGAAGTAAGGCATCACCAGCATGCTCAGCGCCTTCGCCTTTGTGCCGTTGCGGCCGAGCGCGTTGGCGAGGTTGGCGAAGGCTTCGGCGGAAGCATCCACCGGCTTTGGAGTTTCGAGGCGGGCGATGCGTGCTTCATAGCCCTCCGCGCTGTTCTCGTAGAACGCCACGGTCGCCCGTGCCGCCCGGCACTTCGGGCCTTCGCCTGTGGCGCATTCCTTGTCGGCCACGGCCCGCTTCTCGGCGATGGCGGCGCGATCGCGAGCCAGAGAAGCTTCAAGACCGCTGCGTTGGGATATGATTTTGTCGTAACCCTCACTCGCCATCATCACTCCCTCGGTCTGCCGCCCGAGCGAATTCCACACGATGACGGCAGAGCCGGCGAGGGCGAGCAGGAGAAAGCCGATACCTGCGCCGACGTGCCACTTTTTGAATGCGCTGGTGCATACCATCCACGCCAGTGTGGTGGCGGCGACGATGGTGATGGTCTGGAAGTGCTTCTGGGTGAACGCGGCGTCGCCGAAGATGACGTCGCCGAAGAGGAGAGACGTGCCGCCGGCGCCGAGCGCCACCGCGCACACGATTGCGGCCAGGCGGCCGCCTATGTTATCGATGGTCATAGCAATGTTCCTTGCAGAGGTTCGTTGCGGTTCAGAGCCCGGGGCGGTGCCAGCCGCTTCCGGGCTTTTTGTGTTTCTGATGGGCCTCAGTGTTCATGCTTCCAGTCCGCCCATGCCATCAGTGCCAAGACGGGCGCGTTGAAAGCGTTGAGAGTGAGCATAATGCGCACGCCCGTTCCCACGTCGGACGTGAACGCCGCCGGGAGGAACAGGACCGACAGGGCTGCGAAGATCGTGAAGGTGATTGCGAGAAAGAGGTTCATCTAAATACTCCATGTGCTTGGCTGACTTCATAAATATAGCATTCGCGTATATACGCGACAATACCCGCAATTACGTTCCCCTTCTTATTATTCGATCACATTTTCGTGAATTGACGCGTGATGTCGTGTATATACGGTCGCGCACATGGAAAAGAAGCGCATTCCCATTTCGTTGAAGCTGCCGCCGGATCTATTGGAAAAGCTGGATGCCTACTGCAAGAAGCAGCCGCATCCGCCGACGCGCACGCAGGTCATCGAGGACGCGATTCGAGCCATCGTGGAGAAGGGGAAGCGCAAATGAAGTGGTGGATTGTCGGATCCATGGTGGCAGCTGCATCGGTTGCGCCAGCTGGAGCCGGCGACTTTCCAGAAGAGTGTTACGGAGCGTATGCTGTTGCGGTCCTCGGAACGGTCATGAAGTCCTGTCCGGACCTCCGGGTCACGGCAGCGGGACTGAAACTGGTCACTGCGGCGGGGAAACAGTCTGCGTTCAAGAGGTGCCAGCCGAAAGCCAAGTCGCGGCTGATGTTCGAGATGGTTCTGCTGTTGTCGTCCGTCGACGGTGACGAGACCATCGGAGCGCGCCTCTGGTGCGATCAGACGCTTGCTGCGCTGGAATCCAACGGGCCTGATCTGGTGGAGCGGCGATAACGCCAAATGCATCGGAAGTTGGCCGCCGCATCCTCTGCGAGTGCGAGGCGGTCATCGTCGTCCCGTCGGCGGAATAACAGGCCCCGACAAAGCGCAACAGAATATTCGCCGTGGCGCTGGGCAGCCAGCGAGACCGTTGTATAGTGCTCGCAGGTGACATTAGGCGCACTGATTTTTTCGCACTGATATTGCGGCCCGTTCGGGGGGCAACATGTTGAAATGGGCTACGCTGCCGACAGCGTTTTCACTCGTCGTGCTGGCAGGCTGCGCAACGGTGCTGGAAGGCACCAGCCAGACAATCACGGTGGATGTGGCTCCGCCCAGCGGCATTTGCGAGGTGCGACGACAGGGGGAATACCTCGGTACATCTACGCCGCAGCGGCGAGCTGTGACGGTCGGCAAATCACAGCATGATCTGGAATTTACATGCTCGGCGCCAGGTTACCAGACGAAGACTGAGACGCTGAGCTCTGCAATGGCGGCGGCAACAGTGGCAAGCTTCTTCCTGCTCGATCTCGGGATTGTCGATGCGGCAACCGGTGCCTGGAAGAAGTATCCGGACCGCGTCGGGATCATGCTGGTGCCCGTAGTTGGCGATCGATAGCGTGCAGAGAAATGCAAAAAAGGGAGAAGCGTGATGGCGGGGGAAACGGTGACGCGCAGGATGATCGAGAAGCGCAAGCGCGGCGTCTTCGGATGGCTGTTCCTGCTGATCTTTTGGGGCTGGAACGCGCTGATGGCGTGGGCGGTGTTAGCCGGCGCTGGGGCAACGGATTGTGCGCGGTATGCATCTGAAGCCGAGCGCACTGGCTGCCAGGCGGGTACTGGCATCGGCATCATGATGCTGCTCGTATTCTGGGCGGTCGGCTCGGTCGTATTCGGATTGTTGGCCTATTTTGCGCGCGGCAGGAAGGAGCTGATCGAGGTGACGACGCAGGCCGGGCGGTAGAGGCGGCGGCGCGCTGGCGATGCCGCCTTCGCGTGGAATTTGAGCGCTAGGAACGTTGACTGCTCCCTGATGCAGGCGTTTCTTGGCGAACATCGGCGACCGCGACTCGACTTCGTGAAGGATCTGGCGCGGCTTCCCGGCGGGCGGAAGAGTAGAGGTTCATACAATTATTTTGAGGGATCAATGAAGCTTAGCGATGGTGAAAAGCTCATTCTGGTGATGCTGACGGATCTGTACGAGAAGCTTGGCATTGATAGCGGCATCGACGCGAAGCTTGTGCGGGCAGCCGTCTATTCAGGCAATGAATGGGGGCTGAAACAGGGTCTCCCAGGGGTCTTCAGCGACAGGACGATTGACCCAAGTCTCGTAACCGAGGTCGGCAACATCCTTCAGATGTGGTGGGGGCTAGAAGAGGCGTATGCAAGACTAACCCCCGAGGAGAAGAAGCGTGTTGATAAGGCGATAGACCCGTTCAGTGTCCAGTTTGACGGTTTCGACGGCAACAACGAAAGCGAGCACCTGAGCATCGCACACTTCGTGATTAATCAGCTGAATCAGTTTGGGCACTTTAAAGGCCGCGCAATGAATTCTCACAGCCCATCTCTGGCACCATCGAGGCGAATGCTAAGTGCATACGATAGCATGCTCCAGCAAAACGACGGTCGACGCATGAATGGCGACGATATTATCGCGGTCGTAAATGCGAGAAGGTGTCAGTGATGGTCAAACGGATCGATGCGCACGGGTATGAGCGCTGAGGTAATCAAAGTGGGCAACGGTCCAAAAACATTCGCCGAGGAGCTTAACGAAGCAAGCTCCGACGGATGGCGCCTTCAATCTTGGAAGGTCATTCTCGAGCCAGGGTGCGGTTATATCTATTTCGCTGTGCTGGAGAGGGACCCCAATTGAAGTTCTGTAATTTGACTGCCCTGATATGCCTATGTCGCGGCGCGACAGGCGGGAGCTGTGAGCTTCTGCTCATTTGCCGATCTCAGACCTGATCGTTGTCTAGAAAGCGGAGAGACCGGTGGCTGAAATTTGGAACCTAGTGCCATCAGAAGCGGTGACCAATGGTTCGATGACGCTTGCCAAAGGGCCCGATGGCGTCACCTTGCACCTTAGGACCGCTGAACAGGGATGGGTTTTGATCCGTTGCACGGATCTAGAGGCAGTCCGCATTGGTGCGATGATCATCAGCAGCGTAGGAGACCACGTCCAACAGCGGGCGCGCCTAATTAAAGAGGCCCGTTCATGGTTGCGCTGGGCGAATAGCCTAACAACTGACAGTGAGGCGGGCGCCGGCGATGTTCGCCGGTTCGCAGAGGCGGTGCTCACTATTCTAAATGTCGAAACCGCTGAGGCAGATTAGGCTGGATGCGTGGCAAACGGGGTGATGTACCGATTGAAGGTTCCCTAACATGACGACCTATCTCGTAATTGGTTTCATCCCCGAGGAGAGCAACAGGCTATCCGGCCTTCAAATTCCGGTACTTGAAGACTCCGGTGGGGTGCATACGCCATTGCGACAGGACGGCTATTATGGATCTGTCGAGAGTGCGCGTGGGCTCGCTGAGCTCTGGCGGGAAAACAAAGTCCATCCTAGAGAGTGCGTGGCGGTGGTTAAGGTCGTAGACGAGTAGTGCTCGCGAGCGTTTTACGCGAGTGAGCGCGGAAGCGCTATCTGGGATGCCGTGCGATTACACGCCCTGGACCCATTGGCTTAGCATCGAAGTCCCTCTGCACTTACTCGGCCGCCGGCTTTGTTGACAGCCGAATGCCGAGCGCCTTCAACACGCCTAGCAACGTGCTGAGCCGGGGGTCGCCATCCTCGCTGAGAGCCTTATAGAGCGCCTCGCGGGTGACGCCGGCCTCTCTGGCAATCGCCGTCATTCCGCGTGCGCGGGCGACGACGCCAAGCGCGTTCTTGATGATGGCGGGGTCGCCGTCCTCGAATGCGGCCTCAATGTAGGCCACCACATCCTCCGCGGTTTCGAGGTATTCGGCGGCGTCATATCTTGTCGTCTTGATAGGCATCACTCTAACTCCTCGGCCATCTTGATAGCCTTTTTAATGTCCTTCGATTGGGTGGACTTGTCGCCCCCGCAGAGCAGAACCACCACGGTGGCGCCCTGCTTGCGGATGTAAACCCGATAACCGGGGCCATAGTCGACGCGTAGCTCGCCGATGCCGTCAAAGAATTTCGCGTCGCCGAACAGGCCGAGTGCGAGACGCTCGAGGCGGATCTGAATGCGAGCGCGGGCCCGAACGTCTTTCAGGCTGCGGAGCCATTCGGCGAATTCGGATGTTTGGCGAACTTCGATCATGTGAGAACTATAGTTCACGCCACCAAGACAGCCAACTATAATTCACGCCGACCTCCGTTCATGCCGCAAAATCGGAACGCGTCGGAAAACTGAAAATATAGGTTTACACTTAGGCCCGAATCACGCGAATCAATGGATAGTCTCAGACGAGACGTGCGCCCGCAGGTGAAAACCCGCGGGCTTTTTCGTTTCTGACGGCACGCGGGTGATGCAGCCAAGCGCGGCGATGACCACCGAACGCGGCCACGAAATCAAGCACCGGGGTGAATTCCCCGGTGGTCGGTGCGGTGATGCAAGGGGGGCGGCTGAGCCGCTTCTGACCGATCTAGAGCCGAATACCAGAGCGAGCGACGAACCCGCACCGGCTGCCGCGTCAGGCTACGTTGGGCAGCCGGTGGGCGGGAGATGGGCGGACATGGCCATGCACGTCGAAGACGCCGTCGTTCTCTTTATCGTAGCGCTGAACGCCAGCGCCTTCGCTGCGTTCATTGTCGCCTCGCTGCTCGTGCAGTGAAACAGCAGCACATCGACTACATTGCCGAAATCGTCGCCGAGCTGGAGCTGATAGCCATCAAGGCAGGATGCCAGCGGCTCGCCACGATACTGCGCTTTGCGCACGCCGAGGCTCGGCGTCAGCGCGACGGCGCGAAAGATCATCCACCGGCCTGATCCAGGCAGGCAACAACACCGAACATCCGTTTCGCACAGTGGCCATACGCCAGCGAAGACGGCCGGAGATGATTACGACGGTGATGATGACACAGGTACCGAGCCCCATACCGCCGAAGCCGCCTCCTTTACGCCAAGAGCGCGCTGGGTTTGGCGTCCGTGACTTGTTCGTCGGCGCGGCGGCAGCTGCCGTGGCGTTCGCTTGGTCGATAGCGATCTATAACATCGGGTGGCGCGAAGGTGCCTATGTGGGCTGCCGATTTTCATGGTCGACGGTTGAGGTGGCGCCAGCTGTGTGGGAGCACTGTCAGCGCCGGTACGATCTGGGGCGCTGAGCAGTGGCGCCGAAGCTAAGAACGCTGCCTGCTCGTGTAGCGACTATGGCGCCGCGGCTCGGCTACGCCAAGGACGACGCGGCGGCGACCAGTCGCTATCGACGGAACAATCACCCGTCGAAGGCTTGGTACAACACGGCGTGGTGGCTGAAGACGCGCCAGCGCATCCTGGCGCGTGATCTCTACACTTGCCAGAGTTGCGGCGTGCTGGTGGCTGGCAAGGGCGAGGCGCACATCGACCACGTTGCCCCTCACAACGAGGATCGGTCGCTGTTCTTCTGTGAAGATAGCGGGCTGCAGACGCTCTGCCAGCACTGTCACAACAGCAAGAAACAATCCGAGGAGCGGCGCTCCGCCGGCTGCCGGTGACGCTTGGTGCCGGGGGGGGTACGCATAAAATCGCGAGAGGCGCGAGCCGGAAGACCGGCGCCCCCCGCACGCAGAGATTTTTTCCGTTTTGGAGGTTCGCAGGTGCGAACCTGGCGCGAACCGATGGCCAAAAAAGACAAACCAATTGACTGGGTTGGCATAGAAAACGACTTCACGGCCGGACGTATGAGCGTACGAGAAATTGCACGCTGGTATGGGATTTCCGAAGCGGCGATCCGCAAGAAAGCCAAGAAGACGGGTTGGGTTCGGAAGGCTACTCCCGGCCACATCGAACGCGAGCCCATCGTGGTTCGCACGACGCCCCCTGCGACGCAGCCGAAGGACCTCGCCGACCGGGCCCGGGTGCTCGCAGGCCGGATGATGGACGAACTCGACGCCGTCACATCGCTGCACGGTGAACTCGAGGACATGATATGTCAGGAAGAGAGCGACCCGCGCCGCCGCCAGGCGCTGTTGAAAGCGATCTCGCTCGGTGAGCGCGCGAAGACGCTCAAGGACCTCGGTCTGACACTGAAGACGCTCGCCGATGCGGTGCCCGAGGGCAAGAAGGCGCAGAAGCAAGCCGATGCCGAACAGATGGCAGCGCCGGGCGGTCGTTATGCGCCGCGTCCTGGGCCTAGGCCCGCGGTCAACTGATGCTGAGTTGGTCGACGGCGTGCCTTGACTGGGAAAGGCGCATCGTCGCTGGCCAAAGCCTGATTCCGTTCGCTCCGCTGTACGCCAGCGAGGCGGAGTACGCTTTGAGCGTCTTCAAGTCGCTCCGAGTCGTGGACGTCCCCGGCCAGCCGACCTTCGGCGAGTGCTGCGAGCAGTGGGTGTTCGACTTCGTCGCAGCGATCTTCGGGGCCAACTCGCCTGAGACTGGCGAGCAGCTGATCAGCGAATTCTTCCTGCTGATCTCGAAGAAGAATTCCAAGAGCACGATCGCCGCCGGCATCATGCTAACGGCCTTGATCGTCAACTGGCGCCACAACGAAGAATTGCTCATCCTAGCGCCGACAATCGAGGTGGCGCAGAACAGCTACAAGCCGGCTGCCGCCATGGTGCGCGCGGATCCGGAACTCGAAGTTCTCCTGCATGTGCAGGATCATCTCCGGACCATTACGCATCGCACCACCAAGGCGGCGCTGAAGGTGGTTGCCGCCGATACGGAGACGGTATCAGGCAAGAAGTCTGGTCGCATCCTGATCGACGAGCTGTGGGTGTTCGGCAAGCGCAAGCACGCCGACGCGATGCTGCGGGAAGCAACCGGCGGGCTCGTTTCACGGCCAGAGGGGTTTGTCATCTTCCTCTCAACGCAGAGTGATGAGCCGCCAGCGGGGGTGTTCAAGGCCAAGCTGGATTACGCCCGCGATGTGCGCGACGGGAGGATTCAGGACAACCGCTTCCTGCCCGTCCTCTACGAGTATCCGAAGGGGATGATCAAGGCGCAGGCCTACCTGAAGCCTGAAAACCTCTATGTCACCAATCCAAACCTCGGCCGCTCGGTGCGGCAAGATTGGCTCGAAGCGGAACTTCGCAAGGAGCTGGCCAAGGGGCCGGAGACGCGCAACGTCTTCCTTGCCAAGCATCTCAACGTCGAGATCGGGCAGAACCTGCGCGCCAACCGCTGGCCTGGGGCGGAATTCTGGCCGCGCCGTGTTTACGAGGGACTGACCCTCGAGCTGCTGCTGTCGCTGAGTGAGGTTGTCGTTGCCGGCATCGACGGCGGCGGTCTGGATGACCTTTACGGCTTCTCGGTCATTGGACGGCACCGGGAAACCAAAGAGTGGCTGGTGTGGTGCCACGCCTGGTGCCACGCCGGCGTGCTCGATCGGCGGCAATCGATCGCGACGCAGCTCAGTGACTTTGCGCAGGCCGGCGATCTCACCATCGTCAGCGATGAGCTGGATGACATCGAACAGATCGTCGAGATCATCGACGACATCAATCAGCGCGGGCTGCTGGCGGCAGTGGCTGTCGACCCGGCTGGCCTGGGCGAGATGATCGATGCCCTGGCTGGCATCGGCGTCAAGCCGGAGGCGGAAAACCTTATCGGCGCACCGCAGGGCTACGCCATGATGAACGCCATCAAGACGGCAGAGCGCAAGCTGGCAAATGGCACGATGCGGCACGACGGCTCCGCCATGATGGCGTGGTGCGTCGGCAATCTGAAGATTGAGCCAACCGCCACTGCCATTCGAGCCAGCAAGCAGTCAGCCGGCGACGCCAAGATCGATCCAGTGATGGCAATGTTCGACGCCGTCACCGTAATGGCACGCAATCCGGAACCGAAGCGCAAAGCAACGTTCCAGATGATGATCTACGGCTGATCGCCGTCCAACCAACCCGACAACGCATCGCAATGGAGGTCCGTCATGGAAATGACGCGACGCGCTTACTCGCTGCTCGATATCAAGGCGGTGAACGAGGACAGGCGCATCATCCGCGGTGTCGCCACCACGCCGGCCGTGGACCGCGTCGGCGACATCGTCGAGCCGCTAGGCGTCAAGTTCAAGAACCCGCTGCCGTTCCTCTGGCAGCATCGGCACGACAAGCCGATCGGAACGGTGAAGTTCGACAAGCCAACGAAGGACGGCATCACCTTCGAGGCCGAAATTCCCATCGTCCAGGAGCTGGGGACGCTGAAGGATCGCGTCGATGAGGCGTGGCAGTCCATCCGCATCGGTCTCGTGCGCGCCGTCAGCATCGGGTTCCGGGTTATCGAATACGCGTTCATGGACGAGACGCACGGCATCCGGTTCATCGAGACTGAGGTGTTCGAACTCTCCGCCGTCACGATTCCAGCCAACGCAGAGGCGGTCATCACGTCGAAGAACTTCGACTCCAAGGCGGTCGCTCTCATCAAATCATTCGACGTCGGGGCGCCTGCCGCTGCTGACGGCAACCCAATCCAGCCGCCCAATGCGCCTGCCGCGATCGGCAAGAAGGCGCGTGTGGTCCGGCTCGATGCCCCCGCCCGCGATCGGGCAGAACCTTTCATAATTCGCTCGATCAAGAGGATATGACCATGAGCAAGTATGCAGAACAGATTGCTGCCTTCGAGCAGAAGCGGGCAGCCACGATCGCCGCCAACGAGGCCATCATGGCCAAGGCGGCCGAGGATGGCAGCACGCTTGACGCGGAGCAGAAGGAAGCCTTCGACGGCAACGAAGCCGATATCGTCGCCATCGACGATCACCTGAAGCGCCTGCGCGCCATGGAAAAGGCGTCGGCCGCCACGGCCAAGCCGATTGCGGGGCAGACGCAGAAGGAAGGCTCTGCCGCTCGCGGCACCGGCCCGATCATCCTGCAGAAGGGCGACAAGGACGAGGCGTTCCCGGGCCAGAATTACACGCGCATGGTCATCGCCAAGACGCTGGCGCGCATCGACGACGTGTCAGCAGTCGGCATCGCTCACAAGCGTTGGGGGCAGAGCAACCCGAACCTCGTCGGTAGTATCAAGGCGGCGGTCGCCGGTGGCAGCACCGAGGCGGGAGAGTGGGGTGCTGAGCTGGTCCATATCGACCGGTATACGGCCGACTTCATCGAGTACCTCTACAGCCGCACGGTTTTCGACAAGCTTCCCCTGCGCGAGGTCCCGGCCAACGTGAACATCGCGGGCCAGGACGGCGCAGCCACTGGCTACTGGGTGGGGCAATCGAAGTCGATTCCGCTCAGCAAGGCCGATTTCATGGACGTGAACCTCACGCCCCTGAAGGTCGCGGCTCTGGCCGTTGTCTCGAAAGAATTGCTGCGCGATTCGTCGCCGGCAGCTGAGAAGCTCGTGCGCGACGCTCTCGTGGAGGCGTCTGCTCAGCGTGTCGACCAGACGTTCCTGGGGACGGCGGCGGCGTCGGCTGGCGTATCGCCTGCAGGTATCCTCAATGGTGTCTCGGCTGGGTCGAGCGCGGGCGCGGACATCGACGGTGTCATCGCCGATGTGAAGGCGCTGTATGCCTCGTTCATCGCAGCGAACAATGCCGACGGGCTGCAGTTCGTCACGACGCAGTCGCTGTCTAAGGCACTCGGGCTGATGCAGAATGCCCTCGGCAACTGGGCATTTCCTGGTATCTCGGCCAACGGCGGTTCGCTGCTCGGAGATCCGCTGGTTGCCGGCGGAAACGTGGGGGCGGGTGATCTCATCCTGCTGAAGCCGTCGGACATCTACAAGATCGGCGATCGCGGCGTCGAGGTGTCGTTATCAACCGAGGCGGCTCTCCAGATGGACAATGCTCCGGACGGGGCATCCGACACGCCGACGGCGAACACCAGCGTCGTCTCGATGTTCCAGACGGACTCGGTGGCGATCAAGGTCGTGCGGCCGCTCAACTTCGCCAAGCGCCGTGCCTCGGCCGTCGCCTTCATCGGCGACGCCAACTACGGCGCCGTCACCGGCTCGTAGGCCCGGCACGCTCAGCGCGAACAAAGGAGCGAGGCGGTTCGCCGCCTCGCTTCCAGCCAACCCGAGGGACAGACCATGAAGCGCATGCTGATCGCAACCCGGCCACTTACCTACGGGACACGCCGACTGAAAGCGGGGGATGAGTTCGAGGCATCACGCGCGCATGCGCGCGTCCTGGTCGCGATCAAGAAAGCATCTCCGGTACGCGATCGGGTCGATATCGCCCCCCCGCCCATGAAGATCGCGCAGAAGATTCAAGAGAGCGTCGCAACTGCGGCAGCGCTCGATCACGACGGCGACGGTCGCCCGGGAGGCAGTATTGCCCCGGAGCAGACTGACGTCCTGAAAACGTTGCGGGCCGAATACAAGGAAGTGCTCGGCAAAAACCCGTTCCCCGGCTGGAGCGCTGACGTGTTGCGCGAGAAGATCGCCGCGGCCCGCGCGTGATGTCGGAGGTCGGCATCACAAATCTCGGGCCCGTGCCGGAAGGAATGACGTTCCTGCAGGCGACCGACGCGGCCAAGGCGAAGCGCAAATACCGGATCAATCCAGAGCACCATTCCAAACGACTTACGCTCTGCGAAACGGCGCGGGAGATCCATCGCATCGCCGCGCGCCTGCCGGAGCCGGACCGCAGCCGGCTGCAATTGCTGGCCGGCGCTGCCTTCGACTACGGCAAGCGCATGGATGCGCGGATGAAAGAACTCAAGGCCATGCACGCCGATGACTGAGCCGCTTCGCGTCCTCACCTGGCTCTGGCAACAGCCGAGCGGGCGTACCAGCTATCAGCCATGGCACGTGCGGGTGTGGGCGGCGATGGTGCGCCGTCATCTGTCGCTACCGCATACCCTGGCGGTGGTGACCGATGTACCGGGCGACTATGGCGACGTGCAGGTGATTGCCCCGCCGCGCGACTTCGAGGACGTGCGCATCCCTACCTGGGGCGAGCGCATGCCGCAATGCCTGCGGCGGTTGGCAATGTTCCGGCCGGACGCAGCCGAGATCTTCGGCGCAGAGCGGTTTGTTTCGATGGACCTCGATTGCGTCATCAGCGGCCTGCTCGATCCCTTGTTCGATCGCGACGAAGACGCTGTGTTCTATCGCGGGACTACTCAGTCGCGGCCGTACAACGGCAGCATGACCATGCTGCGCGCTGGATGCCGCCCGCAGGTCTACACGGAGTTCACACCGGACCGCGCCGTTGAAGCCGGCCAAAAATATCTCGGCTCCGACCAAGCGTGGGTGTCATATATCCTCGGCCCTGGCGAAGCCGTCTGGGATGCACGTGACGGCGTGCATGCATGGGGCAGTCGCCGCAACGTCGGTGACCCGCGCGTGACGTTCTTCCTGCAGCCGGAAAAGCCGTGGGATTTCGTGGCGATGGGGGAGCGGTTCGTGATGGACCACTATCGCGGATCGCACGAGGGCAGGTGCCTGGTGCTCGGCTACGCGTCCTGCGTGTGGGACGATCTCGACATCGCACTGTCGCGCGGAAGCTTCGACGCGGTGATCGCCTCCCCGGAGGCGGCCGCACATTGGCCCGGTGACATTCTTGCGGTAGCGCGCGACGACGAGCATGCCGCGCGGCTCGCGCGCCTGCATGGGTTCAGCGACGTGATCTGGTGCGGACGGTCGGCGAGGGCGGCAGCATGAAAATCTTCGGCTTTCCGCGCACCAAGAAAAAGGCGATGTCGCCGGTCCCGGAGCGGGGCGGCTGGTGGCCGATCATCCGCGAGTCCTTTCCGGGCGCATGGCAGCGCAACGTCGAGGTCAAATTCGACAGTGTGCTGTCGCACCATGCGGATTTCGCTTGCCGGACGCTGATTGCATCGGACATCGCCAAGCTGCGCGTGAAGCTGGTGCAGAAGGATGACGACGGCATCTGGGAAGAGATCACGAACTCGGCCTACTCGCCGGTGCTGCGCAAGCCGAATGCCTTCCAGAACCGCATCCAGTTCTTCGAAAGTTGGATGCTGTCTAAGCTGCAGCGCGGCAACACCTATGTGCTGAAGGAGCGCGATGGGCGCGGTGTGGTCAAGCGGCTTCACGTGCTTGACCCGACGCTGGTCACGCCGCTGGTGGCCGACAACGGCGACGTGTACTACCAGCTCGCCGATGATCGGTTGGCTGGCATTCATCACCAGCTTGTCGCTCCCGCCAGCGAGATCATCCACGACCGCTTCAATACGTTCTTCCACCCACTGATCGGCCTGTCGCCCATCTTCGCCTCGGGGCTGGCCGCCATGCAGGGCCTGGCAATCCAGAACGACAATACGCTCTTTTTCCAGAACGGTGCGCAACCGGGCGGCGTGCTAACAGCTCCCGGAGCCATCCACGACGAGACGGCGGCGCGCATCAAGGAAAAATGGGATACCAACTTCAGCGGGAAGAACTCAGGCAAGGTTGCCGTTCTCGGTGATGGCCTCAAATACGAGCCGATGCGCGCCAAGGCGGTCGACTCGCAGGTTATCGACCAGCTGAAGTGGACCGCCGAGGTGGTGTGCGGCGTCTATCACGTGCCGGCGTTCATGGCCGGCGTCGGCTCGGAGCCTAACTACAACAACGTGCAGAACCTCACGCTGCGCTACTACAGCCAGTGCCTGCAGGTGCACATGGAGTCGATCGAGGCGTGCCTCGATGAAGGCCTGAACATGGACGGAGTGACGATCGGCACCGAGTTTGACACGGACGAACTGATGCGCATGGACGAGAGCACCCAGATGGAAGTGCTCGAAAAGTCAAAGGGCAAGCTGACCGTCAACGAGCAGCGCCGGCGCCTGAATCGCAAGCCGGTTGAGGGTGGCGACACCGTCTACCTGCAGGAGCAGGACCACAGCCTCGAATGGCTGGCCCGCCGCGATGCGCAGCCGATCGATCCGCCGGCGTCACCATCGGCCCCAGTCGAGCCCGAGATTGACGATGACGCCAAGGCGCTGCTGATGCGCGCCACGCTGCGCAAAGAACTCGGCCTCGCGGCCTAAGCACAGGATGCCGGGATGAAATACGCCGACATTGCGTCGATGATCCGGGAAATTGCGCCCGTCATCCGCGAGTATACGGCGGCAGCGCTGGCGCCCATCGCCGAAAAGGTGGACGCGCTGGCTCTGCGCCTGGACGACATGCCGGTGCCGAAAAACGGCGAGGATGCCGACGAGGACGCGATTGCTGCGCGGCTGCGCAGTGAGTTCGATGGAGACATAAAGCAGCTTCGCGGTGCGGTGTCCCACGAGATCGGAACGCTGCACGAGCGACTGACCGCCGTGGCGGGAGAACTGCCCGAGATGATCGCGCAGGCAGTCGCGGAGATACCGAAGCCGAAAGACGGCAATGACGCTGATGAGTCCGCCATTGCAGCGCTGGTTCGAGATGAGATCGGCAAGGATATGGCCGAGATCCGCGATGCCCTGGGCGAATTGCAGGCGATGCCGCGTAGCGATGAGTTCGACATCGAGGCGGTCGTCAGCCAGGTGCTGGCGCTGGTGCCGAAGCCGAAGGACGGAGACCCTGGCAAGAGCATCCGCATCGACGAGATCCTGCCGCACATCGATGAGCGCGTGCGCGCGGCCGTTGCCGCGCTGCCGAACGCCAAGGATGGCGTCGGGTTGGCCGGCGCGGTGATCGACCGCGATGGCGAACTCGTCATCACGCTGTCCGACGGACGCCACCAGAAGCTGGGACCGGTGGTCGGCACGAGCGTCGATGAGCGTGTGATCATGCAGCGCCTGTGTGCCGAGGTTTCCGACCGCATCGAGGCGCTGAAAGCGGAAGTGTCTGCCGCGCAGGCGCGGGCCGAGGCCGTGCAGATGCCGGATGTCGCCGGAATGATCGCCGATGCCATCAGAGCGCTGCCGGTGGCGCTAACACGTGCTGACGTGGCCGGGATGATTGAGGCGGTGCAGAGCAAGACACCCACGCTGGATGCCGCTGCTGTCGACTCCGCGATTACAAGACAGGTCGCCAAGGCCGTGGAAGAGCTTCCCAAGCCCCGCGACGGGGCATCGGTCACTGTCGACGACGTGCGGCCACTGATCGAAGCGGAGGTTGCGGCCGCGGTGGCGCGGATCCCAAAGCCGCGTGACGGCATCGATGGCCGTGGTCTGGCGTCGATGTTGATCGACCGGGATGGCGAGCTGGTAGCATCGATGACGGACGGCCGCACGGAGAAACTCGGACGCGTGGTCGGCCGGAATGGCATCGATGCGGATATGGCGGCGCTGGAGCGTCACATCGCGGATAGTCTCGCAGCGCTGCCAAGGCCGAAGGACGGGATCGACGGGGTCGGCTTCGACGACCTCGACCTGGAGGAGACCGACGACGGCCTGTTCCTCAAGTTCGAGCGTGGCGAGCGCACGAAGCGCTACCGCCTGCCAGCGGTTATCGACCGGGGCGTATACCGCCAGGGCACGAGCTACGGCAAAGGCAGCGGCGTCACCTGGGGTGGCTGTTTCTGGATCGCCCAGAAGGATACCGAGGAAAAGCCGGGCAACGGTGAGGCCTGGCGTCTGGCGGTCAAGAAGGGCCGCGACGGAAAGGACGCCCGGACATGAGCGCGCTCGTCTCCGTCGAAGCCGTCAACGATGCACTGCGGCTCGACCTCGATTTCGACATCGACCCCTATGCGGGTGACGACGAAGCCTCGCGCGTGGCCGACATCGTGGCGAAGATCGCCCAGGCATCCGACATCGTGCTCGATTATCTAAAACACCCGGCCGGCTCAGACACGTGGACTTACGACACAACGCCGGAGCGGGTTAAGGCCGCGACCATTATAGTCGTCCGCTGCCTGCTCGATGACGCCGACGACAGCATGGCGATGCTCTCGGGGCTGTCTGGTCTCGATCAAGGCAATCTGAAGAACCCCATCGTCGCGCTACTGCACCGGCTGCGCGACCCGGCATTGGCGTGAGGCGACATGCAGCCCGGCAAACTGCGTGAGCGCATCACGCTGCAGCGGAACATGGCGCAGCCCGATTGGTCCGGGCACCCCGCTCCGCCGGATTGGCGCGATCAGTTCACCGTGTGGGCTGGTATCCGCTTTCTGCGGGGCAGCGAATCGGTTCTGGCCGCTCGGCTGAGCGCCCGCCAGCCGGCAATCATGACGATCCGCACCAGCTCCCAGGCACGCTCCATTCTGCCGTCCGATCGCGCCGTCAATGCGCGGACGGGGGAGATATTCAATATTCGCGAAGTGCCGCGTGAGGCGCGCGACAGCCGTGCCTTCCTCGAGGTGCTGATCGAGGCCGGAGCCACGTGATGGCACAACTCGTTCGCACGCTCACGGTCGAAATGGATCTGGTGGGTGACGCCATCGACGACGTCGAGCGGATATTCCGCGCGCTTGCAAGGAAGCACGGGCCGGCGTTTCGCGCACTGGAGCGGGAGGTCGAGCGCTTGATGAATGGTGACGCCGAGCTGTCGCCTCCGCCGTTTCATCACATTGGCGGCGGGTGCTACGTCGCCGAGCCATATCCAGAACTCGCTGCAATCGTTCGCGAAGCACGTGCGCTGGGGGTGATCTGATGGTCAAGTTCAAGATCGAGGGACTCCGTGAATTGGAGTCCGCCCTTACGGAGTTGTCGAAAGGCGCGGCCAAAGGCGCGCTGAAGCGTGCCTTGATCAAATCGGCGGAGCCCATGCGCGTCGCCGCCGTACGCAATGCGCCCGAAGACAAGGAGGGCCTAAAGCGCGGGATCCAGATCGGCGTGAAGATCGCCAAGGACAAAAGCAAAGATCCTGGCAGCCGCGCCTTTGCCGCGACGATGGCCGCCGGCGGCACCCGCGGTGAAGCGGTGCAGGCGCTGCGCAATGCCCGGCGCGCTCAGGGCGTAGGCGAAACATTCGCTGAGGCCTATCTCGGGCCTGTGCGGGCTAACAAGAAGAACTCGATTAAGGCGATGGCGCAGGAGTTCGGCAGCGTCAATCATCCGGCGCACCCCTATATGCGTCCCGCGTTCGATAGCGAGGCCGGAAACGTCGTCAGCCGCATCAAGGGCGAACTGACGAGCGAGATCGCCAAGTCGGTGAAGCGCGCCCGGGCGCGCGCAGCGCGGCTGGCATCCAAGAGGTAGGCCGTGGAAGAGCAGTTGACCGGCCTTCTCGCCACGGCCGTGCCGCGAAGGTTCTGGGGGCGTGCGCCGCAGTCGCCCCCACCAGCAAGGCCGTATGCTGTTCTGTCGCGCATTTCTGGGGCGCGCGATTACCACGCGCAGGGTCCGTCCGGATATGTCATCAGCCGCGTGCAGATTGATGTCTATGCTGAGAGCTACGTCGCGGCACACGGGACCGCCCAAAGCATCGTCGCGGCTGTCTCGGGATACAGCGGCGACGGTATCCACGCCGTATTCATCGACGGCCAGCGCGACCTGAGCGGGCTCGAAGCTGGCGACCCGAACGAACTCTATCGCGTGTCGATCGACGTGATCGTACATCACGCGGAGTGACCACCCGCATCAGCAACTTCATCCAGCCGCCTTGCGCGGCCAATTCCGCATGGGGAACTTACGATGTCTGACGCAATGATCGGCTATGGCTCTTTCTTCCACATCAGTCAGGACGGCGGCGCGACCTGGTTCGAGATGGGAGAGGTGTTCAACATCACCCCGCCGAGCGACACTGTGGATCAGCAGGATGTTACGCATATGCAGTCGCCACAGCGACGTCGCGAGTTTATCCCTGGCCTGTCGGATCCGGGGTCTGCCAGCTTCGAGCAGAATTTTATTCCCGGGTCTGCCTCCGACCTCAAGGTTCAGGATATCCGAGCTGCTGGTGAGCAAGTGCTCTGTCGGATCACGTTTCCGAATGCCGTGACGTGGAAATTTACGGGTCAGGTCGAAAGCTATGAACCCGCGGTCCCGACCGAAGACAAGATGACGTGCACCGTTTCGTGGAAGGTGTCGGGATCGACCCTGGCGACCGCAGCTGCTGCGCCGGTCAACTCCGTTCTGCCGGCCGTTGCTGGCATCGCACAGCAGGGCCAGGTGCTCACCGCGTTCGAGGGGGTCTGGAGCGTCGCTGCTTCTTACTCGTATCAGTGGGAGCTTGACGCCACGCCCATCAACGGAGCCACGGGGAAGGCTTACACGGTTGTCGCCGATGACATCGGAAAGGCGATCACAGTGACCATAACGGCCACCAATTCGGCCGGCTCCGCCAGCGCGACGAGTGCTCCCACCGCTGACGTGGCCGGAGAGTAATTCAATGGCCAACATTCATCGTGGACAGGTGTCGCTCGCCGTGGGCGACACCACCTACACCCTTTCCCTCTCGACGAACGCGCTCTGCGATCTGGAGGACCTGTTCAATAAGAACGTGACCGAAGTCGCTGCTCTGCTTGGCGCAGACAACGTCAGCATGAAGACTGTGCGCGGCATGTTCTGGGCGGCCTTGCAGGATTATCATCCCGACGTTGATCTCAAAGCGGCCGGCCGGATTATCACCGATGCTGGCATGCCGACGGCAATGGAGGCCATCGGCAAGGCGTTCAAGGCGGCGTTCCCGGAGAACAGCGGCTCGCACCCTCGGAAGGCAGCGAAGGCATAGACTGGTCTTCGCTGCTGGAATCCTGGGTTGCCGCGGAGCAGCCGGCAGCGTTGTTCTGGCGGCTCACACTCCGCGAGATCTCCGTTATCTTGAAGGGCGCCAACGCAAACTTGCGCAGGCGGCACGACGAGGCGGCCTGGCTCGCCTGGCACATCGAGGCGCTAGCTCGCGCCAAGAAGCTGCCGAAGCTTGAAAACATGCAATCGAAGGCGCCGCAGCGATCTCGCCGGATGAGCCCGGGCGAGATGATCGCGATGGCGCATCTGTGGACGGCGGCGACTGCGCGTTCGTCTTGATCCGGAGGAGTGGCTTTGGCTAGCACCGTTATTGGCTCGCTGCGTGTCAACCTCGGTATTAACACGGCCGCATTTGTTGGCGGCCTGCAGAATGCCACGAAGCATCTCGATCGCGTCGGGAAGCAGATGCAGGCCATCGGCCGCCGGATGTCGAGCTCCATCACCGCGCCGATGGCCATCGCGGGCACTGGCATCCTCAAGATGTCGGCCGACTTCGAGCAGGCCATGTCAAACATGTCTGCCGTGCTGCGCCCCACCCAGGAGGAGTTCAAAAAGCTCAGCGATCTTGCTGTGCTGCTGGCACAAACAACGAAGTACACGGCGAAGGAAGCGGCGGACGGCATGGAGATGCTGGCTCGCAACGGCATCGACGCGGCAAACATTCTGGGCGGAGCGGCGACGGCCACCCTCAATCTCGCCTCGGCCGCCAATGCCAGTCTGCCTTCGGCCGCTGACGCGATGACGGACGTCATGGTCGCGTTCAAAAAGACGGGGCCAGAGCTGACCGACGTTGTGAATAACATCGCCGGTACGCTCGTGAACTCAAAGATGGGCTGGGAAGATTATTTCGGTGCCATGAGCCAGGCGGCGGGCATCGCCGGTTCATCCGGCATGTCGTTCTCCGACATGAATGCCATCCTCGCTGCGACGGCACCTGCGTTCAAGAATGGTACTGAGGCCGGCACGTCGTTCAAGGGGTTCCTGTTGAAACTGGCGCCGTCCAGCAAACAGGCAAAGGAGATCATGCGCGATCTCAATCTCGAGTTTTTCAATGCCCAAGGGTTCATGAAAACGGCGGGCGAAATTGCCGAAGAGTTGCGCACCAAGGTCGGCAAGTTGACGAAACAGTCTCAAGTGGAGGTTCTTGGGGCGCTGTTCGGGCAACGCACGATCCGAACTGCTCTGCGCCTGATGGAGGAAGGGGCCGCAGGTATCGAGCGGTTTCGCGAAAAGATCGCCAAGGGGGACGCGGAGCAGATGGCCAAGACGCGTCTGGATAACTTCTGGGGCTCCTGGAACATGCTGAGGGCGGCCGTTGAGAGCGCAGCAATAGCGATCGGCAATTCCGGGTTTCTGGCGTGGGCACGTTCTGCTGTTGATAGCGTTGCCGAGTTCGCCCGTTCGGTCGCGGCCCTCAATCCGGAGTTGCTCCGTTTCATCGCAATTATGGGAATGCTGGTCACTGTTGCTGGTCCGGCGATCGCCGGCATCGGGCTTTTGGTGGCAGGCATTGTGGCGATTGGCGGGCCCGTCTCGTGGACGATCGTCGCGATCGCGGCCCTGGTCACAGCGATCACGGCTTACTGGGACGAGATCAAGATCGCTACGCGGATGCTGACCAACGTGTTCTCGGACGTTTACGAGAGCATAAAGGGGTGGTGCGTGTCAGTTTACGGCGCGGTGAAAGAGTGGCTCGTCGATAAGTTCGGATGGGCCATTGATGGGCTGACGAGCATGATGGAACGTGTGAGCAACACGTTCAGCGGCCTCACCGAGTTGGATGACGTCAAGCGGGAAGCTCAAAACACTCAGATGGCCATCGACAAGGCGTTCGATGGCATGAAGGCGAGCGGCGTGGCCGCCGGGAAGGCCGTCGCATTCGCCTGGCGGCAAGCGGCGGCGGACATCAAGCGAGAGGCCGATGAGGCGAAGCTGAAGCTTGAGAAAATGGCAAAATGGCGAAAGGTGTTTGCGCGCCGCCGCGGACCGTCGAAAGACCAGCTTGCATCAGGGCTACCCACACGCCGCTCATCCGACGAAGTCGATCTCGGCACCTACGGCACCGAAGCGTTCGACTCCAGTCAGCATGAGGATGGCGAGCGCATCATCAAACAGTTGAAGAAGAGCACGGAAGCGCTCGCTCGGGAGGGGAAGCGCGTTTTCGATGAGACGCGTACACCAGCGGAAGCACTGCGCATCGAGTTGACACGCCTGGACAACCTGGTGAATTCCGGTTCGATCGACTTCGAGACGTACTCGCGGGCGGTCAAGGCGGCGAAGGACGAGTTCTCCGGCTATAATGATCTCGTGCGCGAGGGAAAAAGTGTCTTCGAGGCAACGCGGACGCCTGCAGAAGCGCTGCGCCTAGAGTTCGAGCGCCTGAATAAGCTGGTGAATGTCGGAGCTATAGACTTCGATACATATACACGAGCCGTAGCCCAGGCGCAGGACGAGTTCACGGGCCTCAATCGTGTTGCCGAGAATGTCAGCCAGTCGTTCGGTTCTGCGCTGGAAGACATGCTAATCGATGGCGCAAACTGGCGCGATTCACTTGCCGGGTTCCTGAAGGACATCGCCCGCGAAATCCTGCGCGTTGCGGCTCTTACGCCGCTGATGAACTCGATCAAGCAAGGCATCACGTCCGCGTTCGGATCGGGTGGCGGCGGCTTCAACCTCGGCAGCCTGTTCAGCTCACTGCCCGGGTTTGCCGACGGTGGATCGTTCCAGGTTGGCGGCACGGGTGGCATCGATAGTCAGCTCGTGGCGTTCCGCGCCTCGCCTAACGAACGCGTTACGATCACGAAGCCAGGACAGGCGCGCGGCGCGGTATCCGTCAGCATCCCCATTCAGATCGACGCCTCCGGCGCGGACACGGCAGCAGTTGTGCGTCTGGAGCGTGGTCTCGAACAAGCTATCGGCAGCATGCGCCGCGTGGCAGTCGAAGCGGTCAGCGAAGCCATGGATAGGAATATCGCGTGATGGCTCTCATCATGCCGCCCTACGAGTTCCCGCGCGAGATGCCGCTGCGGAAAGGATTCCATCCGTTCGAATCCGGTCAGTTCGAGCCGAGCTATGGGCTTGTGCGCGCACCAACGCGCGGGAGCCGCGTGCAAGTGGTCAACGTGGCGACGCCGCTGTGGGCGATGGAGTTCGCCTCCCATGTAATGCCGCACGACGAAGCCCAAGCCTATCTGGCGTGGATGCAATCACTGCGGGGTGGTGCGCGGCTCTTCAAGGCGTGGCACCCGCTGTGCAAATACCCGTATGCCTATCGCGAGGGATGGGGCTCGCTGGTGCATGCCGATGGCTCGACGCCGTTTAGTGGCTCAGGCGTGTTGAGCAGTATCGGCGAGCAGCGCGACGCGGTGACCGTTGCCGACCTTCCGGCAGGCTTCAAACTTACCTTTGGCGATATGCTGAGCATTCCGCTCGGTGCGACCGGGCGCTCGCTGCACCGCGTGATGGTGCCGGCGACGGCCAACGGCCTGGGCGTGGCTGTTGTCACGATAGAACCGTCTATTCCGCTCTCGCTCGCCATTGGCGAGGCACCTCCGGCGGTGCTGTTTGAAAAGCCGTGGTGCCTCGCCGTTATCGATGCCGACAGCATACGCGGGCCTTGGCAGCCGGGTGCATTCGGTCGGGTTTCATTTTCAGCGGTGCAGACCTTCTAAATGCGCATTCTATCGAACGACGCTCTGGCGGCGCTGGACAGCGGCCGCTTCGCGGTCCGCTGCCTGCTCACCGTCGAAATGGACGATCCCGAGGATCTATTCGCGATCTGGGATGACATCGGCAGCATCACGATCGACGGCGTCACCTACACGGGTTCGGCCGGCCGCTTCACCGTGCAGACTTCGCAATCGGTGAAGGACCTGTCGATCCAGAACCTCGATGTCACCCTGTCCGGTCTCGATAGCGAGGTTGCGAACATGATCGACAGCGCTGCGTGGCATCAGCGCCCGATCACCATTACGCGCGCAATCATCGGCACCGAAGTCCCGGCCGTGCTGCACCTGATGCCGGAGTTTGTCGGGTTTCTCGATCAGATGATCTGGCGGGAGACCCAGGGCGGCACAACTGAGCTCCGGTTCCGGGCAGAATCGACATCGCGAGAGTTCAACCGCGCCGGCGCGCGCACCCGCTCATCGGCCGATCAAAAGCAACGTGACCCGACGGACGGCCTGTTCGATTTCGCCACGGCCGCAATCACGACCCAGATCAACTGGGGGCACAGTCCGCAGGACCCGGCGGCAATGGCTAAACCGAAGCAATCCGGGCTCGCCAAACTGTTGAGCAAGATATTCTGATGCTCGAGCTCAAGCGACGGCCGGACTGGCCAGAACGGCTGATGTCGACGGTGGAGCACCACCGCAACGCGGCGTTCGAATGGGGTGCCTTTGACTGCGCGACGCTGTTTGCCGACGCGGTTGCAGCGCTTACGGACGTGGATCCGCTGGCCAGGTACAGGCCGTGGAAAAACGAGCGTTCGGCCCGCATGAAAATGATCCGCGCTGGCTTCAAGACGATGCAGACCTTCACGCGCGCGAACTTTCCGGAGATCAACCCGGCGCAGGTGCAACGTGGCGACATCGGGTTTGCGCACGAGGCAGGCAATCTTTCGTGCCCAGCCGTCGTCGTCGGTGCCCATGCGGTGTCCCGTGATGAACAGGGGTGGATCGTCATCCCGACGTCTCTGCTGACGCTGGCCTTCAAGGTAGGCTGACCAATCCATGGCTTTTGTTGCGCCCTTATTGGGTGCCGTCCTTGGCGGCATCACGGCGACGGCTGTCGGGCAGGCTGTCCTCGGCATTGGCTTGACGGTGGCTGCAAACTATCTCACGCGCCGCAAGCAGCCTGAAAGCTCATCGGCGGCGCGCGGCATGTCGCTCTCCCTTCGGGTGGAGAGCAACGAGTTCCGTGAAGTCATTCTCGGAAAGGCCGCTTCCGCCGGGTCGCTCAAGTACCACAACACCTACGGGCCCAACGGGAACGACTACCTACAGCTGCTCTACGTCTTGGCCGACCACGAATGTGACGGTCTCGACGGCATTCTTGTCGACGGTCAGCCGGTCACACGCTCCGGCAACACGGTCAACGAATATGCCGGGCACATGTGGGTGAGCTTTTTCTCCGGCGCGTGGGATCAGCCGGCCGCCGCCGAGCTCGTTGCAGAGAATGCCAACTGGAGCAGCAACAATCGCGGTCGCGGCGTATGCTACGCCGTCGTCACGCTGAAATTCGACGCGACTCGGTTTCCCAACGGGATCCCATCGTTCTTGTTCGTGGTGCGCGGGGCAAAGCTCTACGACTGGCGCAAGGATTCCACCAACGGCGGCTTGGGCTCTCAGCGCTGGGGGCAGCCGAGCACCTACGAGTGGAGCGATAATCCGACCGTCTGCCTCTACAATTGGAAGCGCGGCATCTACGTCAACGACGATCGCCTTGCCGGCATGAACGCGCCGGCGTCGTCACTGCCGCTTTCCGAATGGACCGCGGCCGCCAACGCCTGCGACGAACTCGTTGCGCGCAAAGACGGTGGTTTCGAGAAGCGTTACCGCATGGGCGGCGTGATCCCAGTCGATACGCAGAACTCTGTGGTCGTCACCGAGAACCTAGCGAGCAAGGCCGGTGAGCTGGTTGACAGCGGCGGCGTGTTCAAGCCGCTCGCTGGCGTGGCGCAGGCTTCGGTGATGACGATCACTGATGACGATCTGATGGCCGGCGAGCCGGTCGAGATCACGCCTAAGCTTTCGCGCGGCAGCTTGATCAATGCGGTCTTCGGAACGATTCAAGACCCGGAGCAAGCCTATCAGGCTACAGCGCTGCCGCCGCGCATTTCGCCATCGGACGAAGCGGCGGACGGCGGCATCCGGCTCGAAGATCACTTCAACTTCGCCTTTGTCCAGTTCCCCACGCAGGGGCAGCGCATCCTGGAGATTTTGCGCCGCAAGGGCCGGTTCCAGAGGCAAGTATCGGTTCCCCTACGCTCGCGCTTCGCGGTTCTTGAAGCCGGAGACTGGATCACCTGGAAATCGGACCGTTACCGGTACTCCGGAGCGCGGTTCGAGGTGATGAATGTCGGCTTGAACCGCGATCTGACTGTTTTGCTCACGCTGCGGGAGATCGACGAGTCCATCTTCGCGTGGTCCCCGGCAACGGACGAACTCGATCCTGACAATCCGATGCCAGTTGCCGCCGGAGGGTCCACATTCAGTACGGTTCTGGGCGTACAGCTCTCTACGGTCGAGATAGCGGCGACGGAAACCGTCAGGCGCCCTGGCCTGCGAATCACTTGGACGCCAATCGACGACGGCACGGTAGTCAGCCTCGAGCTGGAATACCGCAAGGTCGGCGATACGCATTCCTTGGCTCGCAGCATCCTCGACCTCTCGGCGAGCGAATACACTTGGCTCGACGGCGTGCAGGGCGGTGTGCAATACGAGGCGCGTCTGCGGCCCTCGGTGCAGCCCGACCGAGCAGTCAACTGGACCGGCTGGCATCAGACAGCGGAAAACACCGGCGCGCAGGTAGTTGATGCGGCGGCGCTCGCCGAGGCCGTGCCGACCGACACGATCACGCCCGAAATGCTCTCGGCGCAAACCCGCTTCGAACTCTCGTTGGCGACCGCGAAATCGGAGATCCAGGGGTCCGTTGCTGCGCAGATCGCCGAGGCCTTCGAGTGGGCCCAGAAGACCGGCGAGGCGGCGCTGCAGGCGCTGGCCAATGGCCACGAGAACGGTGCGCAGCTGCTCACCGAGCGGGTGGAGCGCGTTAATGGGCAGAACGCGCTCGCCCAGCAGATCACGCAGGCGATGACGTGGATCGACGACAATGCGCTGGTCGTTTCGGAGGTGATCGAGAGCGTCGACGGCATCAAGGGGCGCTGGGGCGTCTCGATCAATGCCAATGGGGTTGCCACCGGGTTCGCAACGCTTTCGGGCGAGGGCCCGACGACCGATTTCGTGGTGGCGGCGAACAGCTTCACCTATGCCGATCCCGATATCGCCGGAGGCGAGCCGCAGCCGGTGTTCATCATCTCCGAAGACCCTTTGAACCCGGGCCAGCACCGCGCCTATCTCAACGGCGAGTTGATCGCGGAGGCCATCCGGGCGGGGAAGGTGAGTGTGGGCGAACTGTCGGCGATCTCGGCGAATGCCGGAGAGCTCGTCTCGGCGTTGATGCGCGATCCCAACAATATCGTGCGCTGGGAAGTGAACGACGAGATCCAGAAGATCTGGCGAACGGACGGCACGATGACGTTCGATTTCGGCAACAAAATAGTCAGGATGGAGTTTTGATGTCCGGTGTGCTGCAGGTGAAAGATGGTGTCTGCGCCATCTGGACCGGTGCGACAGACGATCTCCCATTCACCCAGCCTCTCAATCACCTCGGGCGTGTCAAGTTTCACTCGGCGCTACCGTACACGAAGATCATTGACGTTCGTCCGATCACCCTCAATCTCCCAGGTGTCTCCGGTACGGCGCTTAGAACTGCGAGTTATGCGCTGTTCGCCCATGGGCGTCCCGGGCAGCCGTGGATCCTCGGCAAACTGACAGTGAAGGGGTACGAGGTGGCCTTTACCGGCAGCGTGCCTGTGCAGCAGGTTTCGGGGACGCCATATGCGCGCTTTCTCGCGCTCGGAGCTGACGCGACGTACGTTTACATCCACGAATATTGCCCGATGCAGGGCAGCGCGCAGGGTAACAACTGGACGTCGCTGCCCGCCCTCAGCGTGCCGATGACGGTTTATGTCACTGACGAGCTACTCTAATGACGACAGCCTTTGAAATTACCCCCGGATACATGCGGATGGCTGGCGGGCTGTTCGACACTCGCAACCGCTATATTCGCAAGGTGTCGGGTGGCGCTACGATGTCCATCGTCAACGGCGCCTCGATGGCGGCTGCGTTCGTATCCGGGAATCCGGGGCAGGTTCACTGGAGATGGCAAGTCGGTGGCGCGACGTTTACCGGCGGCGGCAGCCCGCCGGGGACGCCTAGCGCTCAAACACTCATCGCGCTCTGATGCTGCTGATCGCTGACGGGCGGCTGCGCATCAGCGGCGCGGATGGCGGTACGCGCTTCGATAGCGACGAGGGCCTCTTTCACCCGATCTCGTCCGTGCAGGGTGCGCTCAGCATGGGACAGTACACCACTGGAAACGGCGTATCGATCAACGTGGCCGATAGCTTTTTTCTCGGTAATTGCCACGCAGCCTGCACGCACGTCATTGGCGCGATGAAGTTCACCCTCAACAACTACGCCGCCGGCATGGCATTCGATCGCTGGCATACGATCATGGGCGGCTCGGCGCTCTGGGTTCTCGACGGAGAAGCGGGATTTCAATCTGTTGTCGGGTCGAACCAGTCCGACATCATTCAGTTCGTCGCCTATTCGTTCCGAGTGACATCAGGTCAAGTGTACATGGACCGACGCGTGGCCATGGGCGGAACGCCAGCCATTTACGCCGTTCTGCCGCACCAGATCCAATACAAGCTCAAGGCTGGGTATTTCACCTAAGCCGCCGCGTCCCGTGGCGCGGCCCACCACTTGCTCGGCCCGTGCCGAGCATTGCCTCTTTCCATCCGTGTCATCTAGGAATCCAACATGGCCATCTGGTATCGGCAGGGCGCCGCTTCGGTCGAGAACGGCGCGACATCCGTCACCGGCACGCTCACGGGCTGGCTCAACCAGGTGAAGCCGGGCGACGGCATCACCTTCGACGACGGATGCTCGTGGTACGAGATTGCCGCCGAGCCCGTCAGCAACACCGCGTTGGTGCTGGCGACGCCGTATGCAGGCGAGACCGTCTCCGGCGCCGCCTACGCCATCGACCGGCGGAGCCCACAGTGGTCGCTCGCTTCCGATCTTGCGGTGAAGGTCGCGGCGCTGCTGGGTAAAATCACCACGCTGCTGCTCACCAACGGCAAGCCGAACGATGGCATCGGCAACGACGGTGCCATCGCATTCGATTCCGGCGCGCAGCTGTTCTATTTCAAGTCCGGCGGCGAATGGGACGAAGGGACGAGCCTCAAGGGTGACGGCGGTTGGTCACCCGTATTCGCGCTGGCCAGTGACGGCGAGCGCCGCGTGTTGCAGGTTGTCGATTGGGTGGGCGGTGAAAGTGAAAAGCCGCCTGTCGATCTCTACGTCGGGGTCAGCGGCCTGACAGAAACCATCGGTGAGGCGGCGGACGTCCGTGGGGCGCAAGGCGTGTCGGGCGATGACGGCAGCGATGGCGCAGACGGAAACGACGGATGGTCTCCCATCCTCGCCGCCATTGCCGATAGTGATCGGCGCGTCTTCCGGGTGGTTGATTGGGTTGGCGGTGAAGGAACGAAGCCCGCCGCCGGCAAATATCTCGGGCCCTCCGGTCTTGTCGATGCGGTTGGCGATGGTACGGACGTGCGCGGCCCTGCGGGCTCTGGCGCGGGCGATGTCGTAGGCCCTGGTGCAACGGTAATCGCAGGCGAGATCGCGGTATTCAGCGACACGACGGGAGAGGCGATCGAGGGCGCTGGCGTAACGATTGGCGCCATAGGTGCCGCCATCGCTGGCAAGATGGATACGATCACCGAGGCGCTCGCGCTGCCGGAAGTCGAGGACGACCCGGAGACGCCGAGCGCGGGCACGAAGCTGCTCTATGCCAAGGACGACGGCAAGGTTTACACGAAGAACAGTGCTGGCGCCGTCGTAGAGGTTGGCGCGGGAGCCGCCGGCGGCCGTGAAGTGCTGACAGCGAACCGCACCTACTACGTGCGAACAGACGGCAGCGATAGCAACAACGGCCTGTCGAACACGTCTGGCGGCGCGTTCCTCACGATCCAGAAGGCGATCGACACTGTGGCCGGGCTGGATCTCGGCATCTACACCGTCACGATTTCAGTCGGTGCCGGCACCTTCACGGGTGCCAATATACTTAAGAAACTGACGGGCGCGGGATCAGCCGCCATTAAAGGCGCCGGCGCAACAACTATCGTATCGGTGTCGAGCGGGAACTGCTTTTATGCCAACGGCGGCGTTCTAAATTGGTTGCTAGAAGATATGAAGATGGCAGCCCCAGCAGGCTCGGCTATCGTCGCGGACAACTTCTCCTATATCACCTTCGCCAATGTCGAATTTGGCGCCGTCAGTTCCAGCGGGCGGCACCTTTACGCAACAGGCGGCGCGAAGATTGAAGCGACAGGCAACTATACGATCAGCGGCGGGGGGCAGATCCACGCCCTAGCCACATGGACTGGGCAAGTCGCAGTCGTCGGCCGGGCTGTCACCCTAAGCGGCACGCCAGTATTTCCGACGGCGTTTGTCTACGCCTCCCGCCTTGGGAAGATCGAAGCGAACGGAATTACCTTTTCCGGATCGGCGACAGGGCCGCGCTACCTTTCGGATAACAACTCGATCGTCTTCACGAACGGCGGTGGAGCAAACTACTTCCCCGGCAACGCGGCTGGTTCCGTGACATCGGGAGGCATCTACTCATGATCTTGTTCGATCCTCGCGACTGGTTCTGGATTGTCGGCGCAGACGAGAGCAGAGCGTGGTCGAGTGCGGCGGGGCAGTACGTCACTGAATACCCCGGCGACTGCACAACGCGCATCGGAACTGAGGAAGAGCTCGCGGACGTCCTGCGCCCATACGGTCTGCCGCTCCCGCTCTATGTTCTCGACGACTATCGCAAGACCGCGCAAGCCCATATCGATGCTGTAGCTGGCACGCGCAATTACGATAGCGGCGCCTCCATGGCCGGCTATGTAAATTCTTCGGTGCCGTCGTGGGCAGCTGAAGCCGCGGCTTTCGTCGCGTGGCGTGATGCAGTGTGGGTCTACCTCTTCGCACAGATTGAAGCGGTGCTAGAGGGCCAGCGCAGCCAGCCGACGCCGGCGGGGCTCGTGGCCGAAATACCCGCGATCGAATGGCCGGTCATCGATTAGCCCGCGCCGGGCGGAATTCACCAGCTGAACGGATAGAGTTTGCGGCCCACGCCCTGGCGCCGCAAAGATCAGCGCGCGCACATTCAGGGGACGTTCCGCATGCGGGAGCACATTGACCCGGTTGTTGACGGAAGGCCGACACCGCCGCCCTGGCTGCTGAAAGTCTGCAGACCGCTTCTCAGGGTGCTGGTCTTCGGCAGTCTGTTCGTCCTGCTCTTTGCGTGGCTGGCCGCGCAGCGGCTTAAGCGTCGCGCTTTCGGGGGCTGACCAGCCGCCCTTTCTGCCGCCGCCTCCGGGCGGCTTTTTTGATTCCAGAACATCAACGGGGGAGCCATGACCTACAGCGTCATGAACGACCGGCTGCTGCAAGGCGGCCGGGCGGTGCCGTTCGTGCCGACGCCCAACCAGGGCGGACGCATCGAGCCGGCATTGATCGTGGTGCACTTCACAGCCGACCACCTCGATCCGGAGGATTCGGTGCGCTGGTTCGCGCAGGAGAAATCGAAGGTCTCGGCGCACCTTATCATCGGCCGTGACGGTTCCATCACGCAGATGGTCGACCTCGACCGGCGCGCATGGCATTGCGACCCGAGTTCCTGGAACGGGAAACCCAGCGTCAACGGTTTCTCGATCGGCATCGAGATGGACAACCCCGGCAAGCTCACGCTTCGCGGCAACGATGGCGTCGCCTGGTTCGGCACCAGATTCGACCGCGCAGAATACGGCCTCGTCGAGCACCGCAGCGACAAGTACGGCCACGGCCTGTGGATGCCTTACACGTCGGAGCAGATGGAGGCCCTGCGCGGCGTCATCGTCGCGCTGCTCGAGGCGTACCCCTCGATCGTCGACATCTGCGGCCACGACGAGATCTGCGTGCCCGCCAAGCGCAAGGACGATCCCGGGCCGCTGATGGATATGGACGCCTTGCGCGCCATGCTCGGCAACCGCAGGCCGCAAAGCGCCGGCTCGGTCACCGACGCGCAGGAGGCGCTGGCGCAGCTCGGATACGCACCGGGCGACGTCGACGGCCTGATGGGCCCGCGCACGCGCGCCGCCATCCGTGCCTTCCAGGAGCAGAACGGGCTGCACGTCACCGGTGCGCTTGATGGCATCACTGGCCAGCGGCTCTTCAGCGAGACCGCCAAGCCGATGCCGACGGGGACGCGAGAGGATCAGCCCGTCGCGCAAGCGCCGGGAACATGGGTCGTCAAGCGCGGCGCCGAGGGGACGGCGTCAACGACACTGATCGAGGCGGCGGCGAACTACGCCGACCCGCTGCAGGCAATCGACGGCGCCGACAAGGCCATCGCGCACGCCGAGAAGGGGCGCGCCGTGGTGGAGCGCTCCACCGGCATCCTCGACTGGCTCATCGCCTACCTGCAGACGCCGCAGGGGCTGCGCGTCGGCATCGTGCTCACGCTCTGCGTGGCCACCTGGATCATCGCCCACCGGACCGATGTGCGCGCGCGGCTGGCGCGGCTCACCGGCCGGCCGGCCTAACGGAGGCGTCTCATGATCTTTGTCACCGCAATCAAATGGGCGTGGGCGCTGGTGTTGCCCTGGGTCGGCCCGCTGCTGCCGCCGCTGCTGCGCAACATCCCCGCGCTGGCCACCCTTCGGCGCTGGGCGCGGCGGGGGTTCATCGCCGCGCTCGTCCTGGCGGCACTCCTCAGTCTCTACGTTGCCATGCGGACGTTGCGAAACCCCGTCGAGGAGCGTGTCTCCGCCGCCGAGGTCAACGCCAGTCTCTACGCCGAGCGCAACCGGCAGCTCACCCGATCGGTCGCGCAGCTGGAGCGCTCGCTGGCCATCCGCGAGCGAGAGAAGGCCGCCGCCGAGAACGAAATCGCCGAACTTCGCGCAACCATGGAGGCATCCCGTGCGCAATCTCCGAATCCCGATGCTGTTGTGTTTCCCGCTGACGATCCTTGGCTGCGCGCAAAGCAGCGCCGTTAAACCGCCCCCGGCGATCGTGACGCCGGCGAATACGCAGGATCTCGCCGCCGTTCGTTGTCCGCCCGCCGATCAGCGCGCGGTAGCCGAGTTCAAGCGCACGACGCGGCCGCCCGCGGGCGGGATCACCAAACGCGCGGCGCAGGAGTGGCTCGACGCCTACGAGGAGGCAGAGCGGCGCAAGAACCGCGCCGGCCAGCGGCTGCTGTCGGAGTACGAATCCTGCCGGTCGGGCAGCGATGACACCTGGCAGGCCGTCACGCGGGCGCTGGGGGCGGTCTAGGCGGCGACGGTAGGCGTACGGCGTAGGGTGAGGCACTGGCAGAGGGAAAGCCATGCGCGATGGGCCACGGCGAAATGAACGGATACCCGAGCTGGCCGCAGTTGGTGGAGGTGATGGACCGCGGTTTCGACCGCATGGATCACCGCCTGACGGTTTCGACGAATCGCATCCACGACCGGCTGACCACTTCGGAGGGGGTGCTGCACAAGCGGATCGATGGCGTGCGGGGGGAGGTGATCCGGCTTGGTGCCGCCATCGCGGCGCAGCAGTCGGCGCTGCCATCCCCGCCGGCGCCGGGACGTCTCGCCAGGGCGAAGGCCTGGGCGGAGCAGATAGCGGCCTTGAGGGAGCTATTGCTGCTGCTGTGTCTGGCTATCGCCGGTCTAACGGCGGTGGTGCAGGCCCCGGAGATCAAATCGGGGCTGCGGGAGGCGGCGGCGCTGCTGGCGTCCCACCGGAGCCTGCATTTGAAAACGTCCGACTGA